GCGAATACTTCGGATATTGTATTATATTTAGCAAGAACCGAAGCAGACTTATCTAAAACTGGTTCTGCTTGGTGTGCAATCTTATCCCAAGAATCGGCATTCTTCTCTATATAATCTTTGGTGCTTTGTACTAACTCAGCTTCCTTGATTATACTTTTATTTTCTTTTATAAATTGTGTAAATCTCTTCATTTTAGTACTCTTGCATAGTTGGGAGGATCCGAAGACCCTCCCGATTTATTATTAATTTATATCGTTAGTTGTAAAATGAGTAGCTTGGAACTTTACATCAAATTCCTCTACTTTATCCACATCATTCCAATTCAACTTAACAGTGCCGATATCACTTGGCCAAGCATTATGAATTGTATAAGTTCTAATAATCGTAGAACCATCTACATCTAATTGCTGTACCGTGAGATCTTGCCAGTGCCCTTGTTTTACATCACCAGGGATTCTAGCATTATCTGTGAAGGACATTAAGCCATTTTGCCATTGCTCAAAAGCTTTACGAACTTCAAAATCACGATCCAAACGAACACCAACTGACCACTCAATAGAAGGTCTATCACCAGGTATTGCAATCTTACGACCCATATACTCAACCGTGGTAATACCAGTGGTTAAAGTTGGAAGGTCTGTACTATTACAATAGAAAATAGATGACGTTGTTGGAACGGTCACGTAAGAAGGAAATGATAATTGTACACGAAAACGATTTGACCTTGCACCACCTTTAAACTGTGCAATAAAATCGTTTATATTTGTATTACTAGCCATAATTTATCTCCTTAAGCTACTATTTCTTCAAAAGATACACCAGTACGGGTAGCAATGAAGTTTAGTTTAATAAAGTTGATTGAACGAGTTGGCTTAATAAACAAATTAGCAACGAATTCATTACGATCTATAACTTCACCAGTATTATTGGTTTCATCGCATATTACGAGATAATCAACAACACCTCTACGACCTTGAACATCTCTTAAGAAAGGTTCTACCGTATTTATAAATGAGCGTCTTGTTATTTCGTCATTGAACTCAAACAACACATATTTTGAAGCTATCGCGATTGATTTTTCTAATGTAATAAATAACATTCTTACATTGATACGGTCAAAAGCACTAGGTTTTGTTTGTAATGTTTTATCTCCATATAGTATAGCACCTTCATTAGGGAAGATAACACAAGGATTGATTTGTGATTTGTATAATTCATCTCTTGTAGTCTGTGCTTGTGTATATGCAAACTTAACAACGTTCTTAATACGACCACGATTTAGACCTGCTGGACTAAACCAAGCATCTACATCGTTAGAAGTTTTTGCCATTAAACCAGCAATATCACCATTGAGTGGAACCCAACGATAAGTATCTGCATAACGATCGTATTGATATTTCCAAGTACTATCCATAAATGCATAGTTAGAATTACCATATACGGTTCTTGTCGCTTTTACATTGGTTAAAATTGTACTAATAACACTTACGTTTACGCAGTCTGTCTTAGCAGGTGATACGAAAACAACGCAATCTTTTCTTACTTCTGCGATATTATCAATTACCCATTTACCAACTGTAGAAGATGCACCACCAACAAATAAGGTAGTTACGTCAACATCTTCAACTGATTGGAATAATGCCCAACCAGCTTCTAAGTCTGCATTAGCTGCAGTAGCACCATTGGCACCACCTGCTAAAGTTACCCCAGAAGAAGCACCAGTTAACAATGAAGCTTTAGCAACATTGATATATGCTGAGTTAGTTTTTAATCTTTCAACTACATAATTTGTAGAACCATCAAAGCGTTTTGCTGTAGATGTTAAAGAAACATCGTCAAAAGTTTCTAATACGGTTCCAGCAGTACCAGTGATATTACCCAAAACATCAACTACTACAATATGGAATTGTGAAGCATCTGGAGCACTATCAAATAGGTCTCTATATGCCCAAGTATAATCACCAGAACTATCTACTACATCAAATCCAGCAGTATCGCACCAAGCAACTTGAATAGAATTACCTAGAGCACCTGGATATTTTGCAATCCAAAGATCTGTTGATGTACTAAACGAAGTATTTTCATATTCGTCTTGATTTTTAATTAGTTGACCAGTAGTGCCAGCTGAAGCAGATGCCGTAGCATTCAAAGCACCAGTTCCTACTACGCGCACTAATTTAAGATTAGTAGCATAAGCTAAGAAACTAGCTGCTGCAAACCAACCTTCATAATTTGAACTTCCTGGTTTACCGAATTGAGAAACGAGGTTTTGCTCGCTATCAATCGTTGTGATAACATCTACAGGTCCCCAAGCAGCTTCCAATACTGTACCACCATTAGAGGTAGCGACAGCTGGAACGTAAGCTGATTGGTCTGTTTCTGTTACTAAAACACCAGGAGATAATTGTGTAACCATTTATTTTATGACTCCTTTTTACTTTTGCAAAAGTACCTCATTTCAGAGGCACAATTTCTTATGATATAGAAAAACTTTATATATCTTCGTCTATATTTATGCTTACTAAAAAATCGGCGTTAATTTATTTCCGAAAGCAAAGGCTGCATATCACCTTTTTGTAATATATTAATAGCTGCATTATAATCAGCATCCATTTCCACACCACACGAAGAGCACTTATAGTACTCCCCCTTTCTATTGGTTTTCATTATAACCCCACAACACGAGCATCTTTGGCTTGTATATGCTGGAGCAACCTTAGTAACCTGGAAACCTTCCATTTCACTAAGGAAACCTAATTTTTCTAATACTTGTCTATAAGACCAGTATTGCATTTTATTCATAAGATTTGTAGATAACTTAGTATTATTCTTAACTAATTTAAGATCTTCTACATATAATGTATGTAATTCTGTATCACTTACTAATTTCTTGCATAATCTATTAATTTCATCTGTTTTATATTTAAGTAGTTTTTCATATCTTCTACTACCTCTTTGCTTCTTTGCAATTCTATTATAAAGATCTTTTAATTCTTTGCCATAGAATTCACCTTCAGAAGTACTAATTAACTTATTATAACCTATATCAATTCCTATCTTTTTACCAGTAGTCTTCTTATCTGGTGTTTTACATTCCCAAAAATAGTTGACATAATACTTACCATTTTTATTTGATAGTCGTACGGTATTCTTTCTTTTACAATTATTATACTTTTTCATATAGTTATATAATTGTACAGGAAATTTTATAGATTTAGAATATGGGGTTTTAATAAGAAGAAAATTATTTTGTATATTAAAAACTCTAGAATCCAAGCTTATATTGATATTCTTTAGATTTATTTTAATTCTTTTCTTATAGTTTATATTTAATTCTTTAAAGTGTTTTGAGGTAAACTTATATTGTCTACCATTTTTTAAGAAGTAACTATATACCTTCTTGTATCTTTTAAAGGTTCTATTCCTAGTATAGTTTATATTAGATCTAACAATTTCAGAAGCTTGCTTGTATATTATCTGCTTCCAACCAGAATGATGTATAGTATAACCTGGTAGTAAAGGTGAAGATAATAATGATTTTAATGGTATTTTTTCTTCTAATATATCTTGGATATACATTCTTAGTTGATTCTCATAGTCAATAAAAATACAATCTAGCATTTCTATTTTACCAGTGTTAGATAACATTAGACTATGTTTAGAAGTTCTTATATAAATACCGTCAGACAAATCAATAGTTCCTTTATTGGTGTTGTTTAGAGGGTATAGATTCGTCCAGAATCTTTATCCTCGTATAGTATTTATAATATCTAAAAAATCACAATATCCCAAGTTTATAAAGTCGGTGGCCAAGTAAACGGAGGGGAAGACCTAGCCACCGTAGAATATAGCACCGGAGGAGAAAAGTGCTATAATACTATTTATATTATCAATGAAGTATCATTATACAATCTATTAGTATCTTTATCTTCTACCCCATTATCAATATAAGTTACTGGCATAAAGTCATCAAAGTTAGTATTGATAGTGTTTCTAAAACTAAGATCCGTCATATCCTTGAAATCATCTTTTGAAGAGAACCAGGCGAATAGAACTAGACCCATTACCAAGTCGTCGTGGTGTCCATCATCTGCACAATAGGTATAACCATATCTAATAAAGTTGTTTAGTTCTGTTATGGTATTTTCATCGGTTAGAATTAACTTATCTTGCTCTATTAGTTCCTTTAGATTTATACAACCAATCTTCTTTACGTTCTTATTGGTTCTAATACCCATTACACCTTTTTCCGTAAAGATTATATTTTCATATTCACACTCGTGTAAAAGTATATGCCCAACCTCTTGTCCAACCGAATTGGTCTCTAATAATACATAAGCATTATTGAACTTTCTGGCAACTTCATAGATAACATCTGGAAACTGTAAATAACTCATTGTATTATCATAAAAAGTTGCAACCTGACGCATCGGGAACTCTGTAATATCTATCACACTAAACGCATTATAGTCCTGTCCTTTACCCTCTGAGCAATCCACGGTTAGCATATAAACATTACTTTTTTTGCTTTCTTCATCTGTCTTAGGGTATTCATATACACGAAGACCATCTTTCTGATACTCTGGTTTACCATTTACCAAATTACGTAGTTTAGTTGCAGATATCAATGTATCACAAGATCCAAGAAAAGCATTATTGTATTCTTGCTCAAACTTATCTAAGGACATCGTTTTAAGCATCTTTTCTTTCCAGGCGTCATCTCTACCAGGAACGTCCCAATAGTTAACCTTAATTGGACAGAATAAAGAATTACCTTGCTCGGCATCCGTCCACATCTGATAAAAATGATTAAGTCCATTTGGTGTAGATGATATAATAATCTTTGAATTCTTACCAGATGAGATAGTAGGGAATACGGAACTTATAAACTCTTGAGCTAAGTCATTGGAAATAAAAGAGAACTCATCAAGGAGCACACTTGAGATTGAACGCCCACGCACTGCGGAAGCACTTGTAGCACTTGCAGTAATCTTAGAACCATTTTCCAGCTCAATAGAACTCTTATTCCATTCCACGATACCGATCTGCATCCAGAAAGGTAGATTTTCATACATCAGTTTAATACGTCCAAGCAGTTCCAATGCGATTGCGTGTTTATTGGCAAGGATTGCGCATTCGTGATAATCATTGAATATAACTGCGTGTAATAGATAAATCAGACCACTGGTAGACTTACCAGTTTGTCTTGGGGATAGAACTATCGTAAATCTGTTATCGTAGTAACTCTGGACAAGTCTTTCTTGGTATGGATAAAGATTGATATTCATTAGACCCTTATCCAGGTTAATAATCTTTACATAATTATTAGCAAAGTACTTAATATCAGTTTTACACCTGATAAGTTCGTCTATTTGCTCTTGAGTAAAGTTAACCTTAACGTTCTCAGCTTTAAGTCTTGGATTGTTAAGATAATACTGTGGACCTTTGAATTCTTTCATCCTCCGTCTCCTACCGTTAGACCTTTATATCTTCGGATGTATCTTTCTTTTTATTACCAATCATTTCAAGCACTTCCTTGGTAGATCCAACAAGTAAAGTCTGATTGGTTATATTTTGTACAGAACCATTTTCTGGAGTAGGGAACTTGCTGGTAGCATCCTTACGTGTTTTATAAAGTTGTATCAACTTTTCATTGGCAGTTACTATCTCTTTCATCATTTTAGTAATCTGCTCATAGATCTTTGGTTCTTGTGTCATAGCTGCAAGTTGCATAAGTTCTTGCATATTTTGATTACCGGTATCTATCACGTTCTTTAGTTGCTTTCTTGCATAATCAAAGTCATCGTCTATATTACCAGGGGTGGATTCTGGTTCTACATCAATGATTTTCTCTTCCCGTGGTGTGATATTCATTAGAGGTTTTAGTTCTCTACCGATATCTTCGGCAATATCTAAAACTTGTCCTAACTTTTGGTTTGGTATCATATAAACTCCGTTTTCTATTCTATAATATCTGTTATTGCTTCGTCAAAAATAGAGTCAGGATCCGTAAGATCTACGATTCCTTGGTCTATTTTATATTGCTCTACGTAAGTATCTAATTCTTCAATCTTATTTTGCATAGCTGGATCGTTGTAGATATTAGCTATAACTTTCTTAATAATTTTTGCGTCTGTAATTGGTGGATATAAATGACCTAATACAGTAAACTCCAACTTCCAGGTTATCATACGTGTTGTTGCCAATTCACCATCATAAGAATCCTCGTGAGTAATAGATTTATAGATAATCTGAAGATCCCTAGTAATACCTAATTGCGGTATATCTTTTAAGGTTACTGATAGATTTGGTGTAAAGTATGGTAGAATCTGCTCTATAATCTGTAAACCATCATCTAGATTCTTACTCATTATATTCAAGGCAAAGTTAAACTTATATGGTATCGGATTAAGTTGCTTCAACATACTTGTAAGTTCTTGTGGTTGAAGTATCTTGTCAGTATTACTAATCATAGTAGTTAACTTACGGCTAGCATCATATTCCATACCAGTCATTTCAAAAGACATTCTAGGCAAAAGCATTCTAATGTTGGTCTTACCACCGATCTGTCTTCTTTGTGCTTGCTCTTGAATTGCTCTTAACCATTTATGCTTTGGTCCATAAGATAATGGAACCTTGATAGTTTGAACTTCATTACCATTAGCATCCGTTCTTACAATAGATATATTATTGAATACAGTACCAAAGGCAGATACGATTCTTCTAGTTGTAGCAAAATAAAAAGTTTGAAACATTATACTTCTCCAAATGGATTATTCTCATCAAAATCAAGAATAACATCACCTTCTTCTTGTATCGGTGTATTTTCTGCAAAGGCATCGTTTAAAGTATTGTTTAGATTCTCAAATGTTTTCTGTATATTATCAACATCTTGATTACCAGTATTAAGAGTCTCTTGGCTGTATGTAAATAACTCACACTTGAACTTATATTGACTTTGCTTACTTAAACTATAAAACGGACTTTCATCTTCAACATACTTGATTTCAAAAAGTGCTTTACCTACTGGAAAGTAGATTATATCACCTGGTCTTGGTATATAGTTCTCTGTTATCTCTTCAAACCTACGTCTTGCTACCGTCAAATCAAAAACATCTGGTATATCTAAACCAAACTTTGTTAATAAATCACTGGTACCATAACCATCTTTAGAATCTACATAAGCTTCTATTGTCCAGTACTTATTAAATGCACTCAAAACATCTTCACCGAAGATCTTATCTTCCTTTACGAGAGTTCGTGGAGCATAAATAATATCGTGACCGGTAATCTTTATTAATTCACTAGCGAGGTCATCCACCAGATTTTGCTCTGGTGTAGCACCGATTCCTTTACCACTTTGAAAAATGTTATTAACTGGCATATTCTTTTCCTATATAAATATATACTTTATACTATTATTTATACGGTTTGCTTTTGGAGATAATAAAAATGCTTAAAACTGAATTAGACTTGTTGGAATCCCTTAGGAAGATATATTTTCTTAAGAACTCCAATGTTTTAGATTATACCATACGTGAAGATGGACGCTTTGAACTGTTTGGGGATATAGATCTACGTTGTTGTGGTCTTATCAAACTACCAGATTTATCAAATGTTATTCTCAATGGTGATTTTAATTGCTCGGATAATGTGTATCTTGACTCACTAGTAGGAGCACCAAAGGTAATTAATGGGGATTTTACTTGCAATAATACCTCAATAGAATCATTATACGGTTCTCCGGTAGTAGTTAAAGGTGACTTTGACGTTTCGGATAATAATAAACTATACTCTGAAATACATAGTCCAACATTAGTCGGAAGCTATAAAAGGAATAACTGTAAATGCCTAACACCAAGGATTAATTAAGATGAAACAAGAACTATTCCGTAAACCAATTCCAAATGGATCTTCGGTAAAATACTCCGATGGATCTATTGGAGAGTGTGTTGCTAACTCTGATACCTACTCTATCTGCAGTCATTTTAATGATGAAATCAATAGAGTAGAACTAGTTTTATACCAACCAGCAGAATTTAAGTGTTTTGTTGAAGTTATAGAAGGCGATAAGGTTTATCTAAAAGAAACTAATCTTCAGATAACTCTTTACTGTGATAAAAATAGTAGAAAACCTTGTAAGGTATGCTCGGAAGAGTTACTACCTAAACTAAACATTTGATAATCAATAATAAACAACCAATAAAAAATCCTGTACTCAATTCTGCGTTCTTCGTGCAATCTATATTATGTGCAACGCAGAATTTCAAGAGTAATGAATTCCATATCCAATAGATATATCCAAACAACATCATTCCATAACCTATACAGAAAATCCAAGGATTACTAAAATACCAGGCTAGACCAGCAGTCATCGGTAGCAAATATAATCCCCGAAGTGTCATTCCAAGAAGACAATACCCATCTTTATCGGGATCTGTCATATTAGATGGCGTCACAATCCCATTGTCTTGGCTCGTGGTGTAGGCAAAATTAATTATGGTGTCAACCCACCCAATTTCTTTTGAATTAATTGATTCAGCAGATCCAAAGTGAAATCCAAAGTATTTACCCCAACCGGGAGCTGCCCAGATAAGATATCCAATAGCAGTGATTAGACCAACTTTGTAATCATTGAATAAAACACCAGAGATAATACCCATTATATAAGTTGCGACTAGTCTACCGTGAGTAATTACTGGAATAGATATTCCGTGGGATTTCAACCAGGCTTTTATGTTTATGATATTACCACCACGAATAGCATTAGCTATAGATGATAGTATTAGGAAAAGGATTGACATATTATAGTCCTTTTAATAGGGATTTCAAGAATTCCTCAACTTCAGCATTTAGACGGTCACCATTGAAGTAATAACCAAAGATCTCAGCAAACCATTCGGAAGAATTGGTTTTTGAGTATTGTGATGGAAAAGGACTGATATCCTTTTGTTGCATCTTACTAACTTGGTCTTGTACTGCTGGTATATCTTTAAGAAATCTACCTGGGTCGTTTGATGTATAACCTAGATATGTTGGTTGACTTGGATCCTTAGCTTTTGGATTTGGGATCTTAAACTTGATTGTTTTACCAAGATATTCTGTAATCTCAATAGATGGAAACTTGTTATGTTTCAGGGTCTTACCAATAAGTGGTGTAATTATATCTTTTAGTTTATCATTGGTAGTATCTTGTCTATAGAACTTTAAAAAGGTATCCATAATAAGTTGTCTTTTAGAACTTAGATTATGATAATACAATCTATGAGCATATTCGTGGGCTAGTGTTTGTAAAAAATAATTGCCGGATCCCAACTTATCCATACCAATGAGTATATAACCGTCATTTAGATCGTAAGTTGCAATCGCGCCACGTTCTGCTTTTTTATTAAATATAATTGTTGTGCCAATAAAGCCTCTATCTGCTCCTTCTGCACGAAGTTTAGAATAGAATTGCTTGAGTACATCTAATGCTTTTGGTTTATCTTTATCTTCTATGTTATAATAGACAGTTGCACCATTATAGGTGTCTACAATGGATTCTTCTTTATTGGTTGGTTTTTCAATACCAGTTATACGAAGGATTTGCTCATCTTTTACATTTAATGCAGACAACTTGATATAAGCTTGACTACGGTTTATTGTAGATATCTTACCATACTTTGCTAAAATTGGATTTGCTAGTAGTTCCCGCATTTGTCCTTCAGATCCAACACGGGTATATAATACCATAAAGTAAAGAACTGCAGCATCATCTTTATACTTTGAGTTATAATACTCTAGGAAGTTAGTATATTTATTTTGCATAGCTGGATCTTTATTGAATACGCTGCTTTCTTCTTTGTATCTAATAGTTGCATCTTTATATGCTTTATTCAAAATTGTTGTCTTTGGTTCGTAGCATATAAAACTATCTGATGATTTTAGATCTTTACCATTAGCACTAACTATTACAATTTCAGGAGCAGAAGGTTTGTAGATATCCTTTGTAATATAAGATAGCATCGGATTCTGTGAAAAATACATTGTTTCTATCCTACGAATAAATCACAAGGTAATTCATTGGTGCTACGAATTTCTTCTTCTAACTCTTTGATTTCTGCAATAGCTTCATCATAGACTTCTTTACCATTCATAGTAACCCCACCTGGGAGTTGTACACCATTAAACTTTTTCATATTATTACCCCATTGTCTTTTAATCAATGAAGTAGTATATTTTTTCAACCAGATATTATCCCACACCTTAGGCCATTGGTTCTGGTCTAACTGATAATAACCATAGAGTACTATCTGACCGTAATCAGTCTTAATTCTTGATAAATCATCTTCAATATACAACCGGTTAGTTATCCTATTGAAATGAAAGGACTTTGCTTTGTTAAACATAAAATCAATTAAAGCAAGATGTTGTTGGTTCTGGTAGATATACGCCATATTACCAGCCTTGGAATACATACCTTGATTAAGATATAAGTCCGTCATATGCATTTGGTATCTAATATCAAATAATGAACGGTCAAACCAAGCAGATGCAACATCCAAAGGTAAAACTCTTGTAATAGCAAACAAAGCATCTGGTATCTCAAGGAATCCAGCAGTTACGTCAGCATCGGTAACACTGTGAATAACCCAGCTTTCTTGAACTGCGTCAAAGTGATATTCTTTGAAGACTTGTAATGCTTCATCTATGCGATCTTCTACTTGGGTATCTGCAACATTTATCTCTATGGCAGGAGCACCAAGTTTTCTTAAACAATAATCTTTTAATTCCGTTCTTGTACTTAACATTTTAAGCCACCGTATTTAAGTGAGTAATTTCTGGTTTGACTGTTGCAATACCTTCAAAAACTCTATACACTACATTTTCTGTATTGATTGCCGCAAAGATCTCAACGTCATACAAGTATCTCTTTGCTGGTATGGCAGAACTATCTTCGGAACTTAGATGCAATTCTATCACGATTCCGTTACTATCATTGATTAAAGCAGTATCAAGTGTATAGTAAGTCTCATTATCAGTTGTTTCTCTTAAAAAGCATCTTGCCGAAAACTCGGACAAGTCTAATGTAAGAAAAGCATCCGGTAAATCAATAGATTGACGATAGGTCTCACCTTGATTGATATATAGATTTTTGTATGTTGCAGTCATTTTTAGTCCTCTTTGTTATCTATTTATAATTTTGGTTTAGGACCAAAGTCTTTTGGTGAGCTTTTCTTCTTATTGTTGTTTAGAGCATCTGCAACGTCACTATGCTTTTTATCTAATTCTTCTGGCATAGCTATTCCAAAGTGTTTTGGCATTCCAGCTTTTATGCACTCATTATTGACAGTTACCATAAACCAGTATAATTCATCTTCGTATTTTATGAATTCTTTGCCTGTTTTGTCTGTATTACCACCAAGTCTTCTTAATCTTTCAAAAGCAGCTATTACAGCTGGCACCTCAAATATGGATTCTATTGACAAGATCTTATTCCTCTATTTTGTATCCACAGAGAAGCGCAAGCTCATCCATAGACATTCTGTTCTCCATTAGACCAACTTTGACTTCAAAACTAGTGTTTATAAAGTCCAGTGTGTCCACCCGTTTATGAGTAAATTGCATTTTCTGCTTTAATTCTATAAGTTTATTGAACTTAGATTTTAAGCTTTCTATATCTTTCATTACTTTACTTTTGGTTGATAACCTGATAAATCGGATAATTGTTGTAATGATATATCATACTTCTGGCAGCCATCTTGTATATAACAAGAAAGATTGATAGACTTTTCCAATAGTTCTTCTGATGGATTCTTAACATATTCAGAATCCACTTGTATTAAACTATTGAAAGCTAATGTTAAACTAGCTATATCATCCAATCCAGCATTATCTAATTTTGTCATTTTGCTAAACCACTTTCTAAAGCATTGATTTCTGCACGCAATTTATCTCTTTGAGTATTTAGTTCCTCAACGTTATAAGGTAATTCTTTATTAACTAAGGAATACTCATAGCACTTTATAACACGAAAATCAGAATCTGCAAGTTCTTTTTTACGGCTTGCAATCTGGTTTAATGCTTCTTGACGTAAAGCAAATGCTTCTCTTTCTGCTTGTATCTTTGCTTCTTTGTCTTTTAGTTCTTTTGACTTTGTTTTCCAAGTCAACCCGCAAATATGACTACCTTCTTGCACATAGATAACTTCTTCAACAGAACCATCTGGATGCTTAATAGTATCACCTAGTTTTACTGGCTCTTGATTTACCATTTTCTCGTCAAACTTAGCTTTTGTATATTGTGTCATTATATTAAACTCTCTTTATAGTTTTTAATCTAATTGTTGAACTTGTTTGGAATCCACCATTAAATGTAATTGATGTTATATTATCTGCTGTATTGGTCCACATAGTGGCAAACGTTCCAGCATAAGCAGGAGTTCCGTCATTACCATCAACTTCAAAATAATCTATTGCACCACAACGAACTCTTCCAGTAGCAGCATAGATAGAACCATAACAACATCTATTTACCGTTGTTGCAGCAGTACCATAAGTTAAAATCATAGCAGAACCACCAGTAAATCCTTCACCAGTGAAACTATTTACACCACCTGACCATTTACCATATTGTGAAGAATATGCATAATTAGCACCGGTATCAGCATTTAGATTTAATGTAGCAGAATCTCCGTGGTGTCTTATTTCTATATCATAGATCTTATCTACGTTTCCATTTAGACCTGTAATAGTAACTGGACTTGTTGTATTCAATAAACCACTATCATAAACTGCGGTAAAACAATTAGCATTCAAAGACTTAGTTGTCATTGTGTTAAATAACTTACCAGTAGTATTCTGTGTCCGTTTCATTAGACAGATATAAGTTCCAGCACCCATATTACCAGATAGTACAATAGATGTTAGATTATCTGCTGTGTTAGTCCATTGGTTAGTAAAGTTGAAAGTCCAAGGGAATTGTGAAGCTGCAAGACCATAATTCATTCTACCAATAATAGAACGTTTTCTACCGGACTTTGCAAAGATTCTTATATCAGAGAAACCAGGTTGGTTTCCAGCATTGATATAAGTTGCATACGCAGCAGATGAACCAGTTCCGATTATAGCACCACCAGCAGAACTTGTATAGAAAGTATATGTGATCGTATAATTGTTTATAGAAGAATCGTTATTAAGATATAAAGATACCCAGTGAGCAGAGTCCGTAGTATGTGGTGCTCCAAAAATAATCAAACGATATTCTTCGTCCGTATTACCATCTAAACCACTAATGGTTACCGATGCAGCATCCCCGGTTAAAGTATTCTCATAAACGATTTGCTCTACATTATCAACAGAGCTTGAAGTAATACTATTAAAAGTTGTCATTTTATGAATTACCTCTTCTTGCCCAAAGTCTGATTTGTGTCCCACTATTCAAATAGCCGGGTACTGTATAGGTCTCAGTCATTTCCATTTCACCAATAGAAACATAAGGATTGAGACAAGCAGTCGTGATATAAAATCTATAGTATCTATATGCTGTACTATTGGTTATTGCTTGGTTGACGATGTAAGTATTTGCCGTATTAGTTGAGTTAGTAGCAGAAGCAAGGTCAGTCCAGTTGCTATCGTCATTACTTCCTTGAAATACCCAAGCACCAGGTGCATAAGGATAAGATGCATAATTACAAGTTAGAATCTTAAGATATGTAATAACCTTTGCATTACCACTACCGAAGTCATATTTCAACCAAGCAGGAAAAGATCCATTAGAAGCCCAAGAATCATTAGCATCCGCATTTGTTTTATTAAATGCTTTCCAGGCAGCACGAAGTTCTTCACTTGCAGATACAACACCACTTGGAGCAGTATTACTTGTCATTGTTGGGGTTGCTGATTGTGTAGCAGTTGTGCTTTGAGCAATTATCTTTAAGGAAGTGATATTAGTATTGTTTGGATTCCAGATATAGCCGTGTTTTCTGAAGGTAGTATTACCATTATCTATTGAAGTACAGATAGCAGAACGTTGATTATTTTGATATGGAAAAAGTCTCATAATACCAACATCACCATCAGCACCATAACATAATGGAATACCTAAGTTTGTAGTTTGATATAAATTATAGATGGTTGAACTACCAGTAACTCCCCATTGATTACCAAAATAACTTGCTGAGTTGTCCGCATTTGGTTGGACAATCATATAACTAACTGCACCACCAGCAGAAACAACTTCAAGTCTATAATGTCTATCAGTGTCTCCGTCAAGTCCACTAATCGTAAAATCAGCAACATTAGAACCTAAAGTCGTGCTATAGATAAGTTGGTCTTCACCACCATATAACTTTGTTGTTCTTAATTTATTAAAGGTTGTCATTTACTTACCTTATATGTAGATATAACTACAAGTTCCAGTAACCGTGATATTAGTAAAGTCATATATGCAACTATTAGTAGCAGCAGTATCAACATCAGGGACAATCTGCTTACCGTTTGCGTCAAAGAATTGTATCAACAATCCGTAAGGAGCACTCAATGCTTTATTATGTGTAATCGTCAATTTATTTGCAGTTAGATTAGCACTTGTGAAAGTTCCTGTCGTAGAAGTTGCAATAATCAAGTCGTCAAGTTTTTGTGCAATCTTTTGAACTGTATCATCTGAAGTTGTTAGTTTACCGTCAAAGCCACTAGCATCTACTGTGATTGAAGTAGCAGGATGGCAAGCAAGTGCATTCCTGTTGCTTAATGATTGGTGGTCTGAAGGTGAAACACCACTTATAATTGCAGATACACTTTGTCTGATTGGCATAACCGAAACAAGTTGAGCATTGCTTGGGGAGCTACCAGAAACACGTTGATAAGTCATTTTAGCAACTACAACAAATTCTTTTACTGGTAAGTTGCCCATACTGAGTGTGCTAAAGTCAGAACCAGTTGCGTCAGCTAATGTCGTAAATAGATTTTGCCCCATTACGATAAAGATTTGATTACCAGCCCCACCAGTAGCAGGATTGAGTAATGCACCCATACAAACCCAATAGTTTACCCAACGGTTATTTGCTGTTACCGCAGTCATTTGCCACGTTCCAGCATTATTTTGATTGTAGTAAATATCAGTTCCGTTATCAAGAATACCAGTCACCGAAGTATAATTGGAAACAAACTCACCATTTGCGTCAGTTCCACTTCTACGAACGATTGTATATGGACCACTCTTAGCTACAGGATTGATTGTATGATATAAATCTTCATCTGCTAAAGTGCCACCAGCAACTGCATAAGCCAAGTTTGTTGCACCAGCTGCATTAAGTGTATATCCACTAATAGCACCACCGGATACTAATACAGAACCACGGGTATTGTGCAAGTAATAGTGTGTAGCATTTGACATACCGGAATATGCTGGATGCCTTTCATCCCATAGATAACCAGCTTTTACTGTAGCATCTGCATTATATAAAACAGTTGCAACCCAGGCAGTAGATCCAAAATCAGGAATCGTATTAACTGTTGAAATAGTTAAAACACCAGAACTATTAAAATAATAAACATACATACCACTTGCATCTGGATGAGCAGCTATTGTTTGTGTGGTTAAAGTATATCTTACACCATTGACATAAGCATAAACATTACCAGCAATCGTTAGAGTTAGTTTTCTATGATTTGGATTTGTACCACCACTATAATTATTATCATAAGTGATTGTAATACCAGTAGAATTTTCAATACCATTGTATGAAGGTAAAGATAACTTTGTTCTATCAAAAGCTTGGTTTGATATTCCAGTAATCAATCCTTTTTGATTTACAGTTACTGCTGGAATTGTTATAGTATCACCATAAGTTCCAGGAGTTCCAACTAAAGAATCTGCTAAAGTTGTTGAAAAAGTACCAGTTCCGGTTCCAGTTACGGCACCAGTTAAAGTAATTGTTTGGTCACCTGTATTAGATCCAGTGATTGTAGCATTACCATTAAGAGTTAAAGTTCTATCTGTATCTCCGGTAATAATGTTTAGTATTCTATCACCAGTAAGATCTTCATTTACTCTTAAAGTTAAATAATGTGATGGATTAATATAATCTTGTAATTTGACCGTTGTAGCAATCAAAGGGGAAGGACCATTCACAAAGCTTATAACTTGATTGGTTCTCTGTCTCCAGGTGTCTATTGTATCTGTATTATTTACTATACTTATTGTCATTTCTTAATTCCTAATATGTTATACCACTTCCACCGTTATATAACTCAGATATTTCTGATGTTGTTAAAACTCTGTTAAAACAAGCAACTTCATCTGCGTATCCTTGATAAGGACCATAAGCAGGATATGTATTACCCAAATATGTTAAACTACCACTAACTGCTGAAGTATACGCTGTCAATCCTGTTCTTACCAGTACATTATTTATATATAAAGATGGTTGTCTATTTGTACAGTTAACTACAATGTGGAACCAAGTATTTGGCATAGAAGCAGAATAACTTAATAATACTGGTATATTACCAGTCCAGTGAGATACTATTTGTACACCATTACCACCTACAGATATACCCATTCCTTCATAAGAATTACCACCATTTACTGGTCCAATAACATATTTTTGGCCAGTCTGTCCAGAGGTACCAAGATTTGCTTCTGAGGCAATAGTGATATTAGATCCCGGATAAACCCACAATGAATAAGCAAAATTATTAGTTACATTTGGTTGAGTTGAAGATATTAAACTATTTGAACCATTAAAACTAGCAGCTGTTCCAATTTTACCGGCTATCCAAGATATATTAGATGCAGTACCATTATAAGAAGCATTTACACTATTATCAGCATTAGAATCCAATTTGAAGTATGATACTAATCCATCTATAGCTGGAAATGAAGAATAAACCAAAGACGTTCCTTGATAAACTCTTCTAACCGTATTAGTTCCTTGGTAAAGTCTTACAGAATTAGTACCTTGTTTTAGCATATCAAATCCTATATTACAAAGTAAAGTGTTGTACTGTCTTTCGTTCCAATAGCATTATACTGAGCCAAACTACCTACCCACATTTTATAGTTGGTAGATGCATTTTGCTCTTCAATAAGAATAGCACCACCATATCCAAGTACATTTGAATTATTAACACGTAGAGAAGTTCCAGCAGATCCTTTTGCTAATTTATTAGAAATATTGGTTCCATCACGATAAACAATGTCATAAGCAGCTGTCATTGGATCTCTAAATAAACCAGTTACTCCAGTTCCAATAGATACACCATCAATACTACCACCAGTTATTGCTACGTTATTAGCATTCTGAGTTGCCATATTACCAAGACCAAGATTAACTCTTGCATCTGAAGCATTACCAGCACCAGTTCCACCATTGGATATTGTAATAGGACTAATACCTGTTATAGATCCACCGGTTATACTTACATTATTTGAGTTCTGTTCTGCTAAAGTTCCAAGTCCTAAACCAGATCTTGCTGTTTCTGCTGTATTACCACCAGTTCCACCATTAGCAATACTTAATGCCGTATTCAAACTTAATGTTGTAAATGCACCAGAGCTTCTTGATGTTGCACCAATAGTAGTTCCATTGATAGAACCACCTGTTATTGCACAACTGGATATAGATCCACCGGTTATGGTTACTGCACTTGCGGATCCTACTGCATTAGCAAAAGCAATAGTATCATTAAGACGAAGTCTCCAAGTCTCAAAAGTATCAGTTTGTAAAGCTATGTTTATTGTCATTTCTTATCCATCTTTTTTGTGATAGCTTGCAAAAGAGCTTTGATTTCGGTCATTTCATTTTCTAAGCGGTCTAATCTATTCATATTTTGCAGTCTTCTATACTTCTGCTCTTTTGCTTGCTCTAACTTGCTTCTGTTACTATTTATAACTGCGAAGCTGTCAGTATCTCTTACTAATTCATTATCTATTTTAATCTTCATTTTAAGACCCCGTAGCAACTGCTCTGAAATCTTTAATCAATGGTACATCAGCTGTATTTGAAGTAACCATTACCAACTTAATAGCAAAGATTGAGAAACCAGGTAAACTATCTGCATAGTATTCATAATCTTTTATTGTAGTATCAGACTTTGGAGTTGTTATTGCAGCAGTCATTGCCGTCCAAGCTACATCTGAGAACTTACCACTGTTATCATCTTTTAAGATTCTATAGTAAACTTTAATATCAGCAGCGTTTGGTCTTAATGCACTAAAATAAACACGTAGAGCATTTGCTGGGCTGGTTAGGTTTACTCGTTTTGTAAAGTATCTAGCCAAGGCATTTCCTGCTACTGCTGTATCTTCATTGGTGTAATCATTATTGATGATATTACCAATACTTACTACAGAAGTTCTTTGTAAGTCAATAACTGGACTGATATTATCTAAATCAGAAGTAAATGTACCAGTTATCTCAAAGGATTTATTACCACTTAAGCTTGTTGTTTCATTGATTGAACTTGCGATAATGTATTCATCATCGTTATCAATAGTATCATTTACAATCAATGCTCTTGCTGTGGTATCTTTTACATATCCATTGGTTGTTAGTTTACCAGTGAAAGTTAAACTAGTATCATTAAATACTAGATTCTGGCATCCAATATACATAGAATCCAAAGGTTTATTTTCGGTTGCTGTTATTGCAGTTCCACCACCAACACCAGTAGCATTAGCATTCGTAGTTACTGTAATAGTATAACTATTTTGTAATACGTTAGCTATTGTATGTGAAGCATTAAGTTCCGTTGCTGGTATGTTATTAGTTGCAGTTGCACCAGCTAAGGTTACTTTATCACCATTTTGCATTCCGTGGTTGGTATGAGTTACTTCTACAATGTTAGAAGCATTAGCTGTTAGTAATGGATTGGACCCTAAGGTTACTACTGGTACAGCTTCATTTTCAAGAACCGCAGTTCCAGTTACCGAAGTATTAAATTGACAACGATATAAAGTAAACTTCAAGTCACTTAATTGGTCTTCTGTCCAGGTAGAAGCATTTGAACTTTTGAATAAGACACCAAGATAAGGTTGTTTAGAAATTATCTGGTCTGTTTGGTATTGTCTTTCACCCATAGTAGCAATCCATACATTGTACTCATTTGAAGTACTTAATAACGTGATTGCGTATTCTTGTCCTTCTTGTAAGTAGACTGGTCCTTCAAAAGTAAATGTTGTTGCTACCGTTCCATCTGTGCTTGTATTAACTGAAGCAGGTAATAAAGTTACTGTTGACATTGGCACGATAGTAGATCCAGGTGTTCCGTTTACCATATTTCTAATTTGTAAAGTAACTGGTATATTCTTACTATCCTTAGAAGCAAAGAATACATCAACTTTACTGATAAAAGCACCACCGACAGTAGTTACCATAAATGATTGAGCTAATGGATCTAAGTATTGACCATTCAAAGTTACCCTTGTTGATATTACATCTGCTTGACGTGTTTCTAATATACCAGATGCCGTATAACCAGCTTCTGCATTAGTTTCTTCAGCAGATACATCACCAATATAAGAATCTGACAATCTAAACATCTTCGTTCCGGTTCTAAATCTTACCGTATCGGTGTTTGGTATTGTAAAGGTTCCACTAATAGATCCCGAAGTATCGGTTACCATTGGTGTACTAAGTGCTTGACCCGTTGGGGTAATATATCCATCAACTGCTACACCGTCAAAGAATCCATAAACACGAGTACTTGGTTTCAATCCAGTTGCCGTGAAGCTAATAGTATTGCTTCTCATATAAGGAATTGCGGTTGAGCTTAGGATCTTATCATTGATTACTTGTCTGTTAGATACTGATATCTGAGCATAACCAGTTCTTTCCCAAGTTGCTCCAGTTCCTAATGCTTGCACAGCACTTAAAGAATTGGTTATCAACTGTTTAGAACGGCTGCTACCACTTACATCAGAACTACCAAACCAGAATTGTTTCCACTCACCCCAGATTGGATGTCCGTTGATATTAAAGATCTCATTTTTACCAGCAGCGTAATCTGCTTGTCCACCAAGATTGGTTACGTTTTCTGTTATAACAACATCAGAAGCACGTGAAGTATCTTTCCAATCATCTGAAGATGGACTAATTGTCATTGAACCTTTGTAGAATAATACGTCATACGGATTGATATTGATATAACCAGAAGCTTGGTCTTGTGTGATATAAGCTATTGGTGTATATGGTAAAGTTAAAATATCACCAGTTAACTGAACGTTTGCAGAACTAGAAGCATTATATTCTAATTTGATATTACCAGTATAGAAGTTTGGTCTTAATGTTTGTTTTTCAATATCAATAGATGCTTTATAATCTGCGTCATTATAATCTGCTACTTGTGTGGTTGTAAAGTTATCTACAACGAATCCGTTCTTAAAGCGGTTAACACCGGTACCATCATCAATAAACAACTCAGCAGTTTCTTTTTCTAATAATGATAAAGACACATAGTATTCAAGATTCTGGACACGTTTTTCAATCTTACCAATATCTCGCATAGTGTATCTTTTATTTTCAATAATAGAAGCTGCTACGTCTGTCGTTGCAAAAGTATATGGAGGTATTAAAACATCATATAAACCCATTGCAGTATCTGGAGCACTAGGAGCTGATGGTGTATCTGAAGGATTGCCTTGTATAACACCAAAATTGCCTGATAAATCAAGGTATACTTTGTCTATTCTTGGTAAGTAGTATTCATAGCTTACACTAACATCTTCACCACTTACAATAAGTTCTGATAAAACTGAGTAACCAGATCCTGTATTATTTTGTCTTGGCCTAAAGTCTAAACAATCTCTTAGATTATATGTAATACCATTAGATCCAGTATAAACTGGGATATCTGCATAATCAATTACACCAGCATAAGAATCTACCGAGAAGTAATCCCCAGCACCGTGCTCAAAGTAATCATAATCAACATCTAAAGTTCCACCAGGATTGGTTGCGCCAGATTTTAAGTATAATGCTCCAAGTTCGTATGTATTATCTCTTTGACCATTATCTAAGGTAAATCTATCGGTTACATCAATAGCACCAGACATAATAGAATTGATTTGGAATATATCGGCACGATCTAATGCTACAGATGACCCGGAAGCCAATCCAGTTTGAACTCTATTGGTAAATGTTTTGGTCTTTTCTGCTACAGAAGATTTGGTCAATGTTGCAAGAATTCTAACTGTATCAGTTCCACCACCAGATACTGTAATAGTAACTTGTTTACCAGTTGGAGAACCACCTAGTACAACAGAGTTACCAGATCCAGCTAAATCTACTACGGTTCCATCAGATTTTGTTAAACGATATCTTAATGCTGAATAACTAGAAAAGATCTCATTGGTTCCTGCTGTTAAAGTAATAACCCCACCAGTCAAGGCACCTGTATAAAATCTCATAATCTTATATGATGTATCACTTGAGCCAGATGGTTTTACAGTTTTAATAACTGAGTTTGGTAATTGTACCAAGTTTGTATTGATACTATTATCAAAAAGTAATGCTTCACCACCGGTCAAAACTGTATCGGTTAGCATATTAGGAGTGCCAGCTTTTACAATGGATTTTACATCGGTAGCAAATACATAAGACCCAGTCATTACAATATCATAAAGGAATAACTTGTAGATTGCAGAAGAACCAATAGTTCCACTTACATATTGCCAACCTTTTACTTTTGCAGTACCAACTTGGGTACCAGCTGAAGTATCAGTTCCATTATGCACAGCATTTTTCAAAAGAACTGTATCAAAAGCACTGATATTAAAAGTTCCTTTGGTTGTATTGACTAAACAATAAGTTCCATAAGTTACTGGTATAACTGAATTGGATACTGACTTGGTAGAACGTCCTTTATCGGTTGCTACGTAGGTTGTAGATATCTTCTCAATCTCATAACCTTTTACATAAGCTTTACCAGGTTCCAATCCAATAGCCAACTTTGTAGCATCTCCACCTTGAGCAACTGTATAGATACCACGATTGGTAGTATCGTTTAGATGCTCACGAATTTCAATCGGGAATGCTCTTACTGTATAATCACCAGACTCATCATAAGTTCTACGAGCTAAGGTCTTTTCTAATTCTGAGTATTGTGTTCTAACAACTAGTTCTTGTATAACACCGGTATCAATACGAAGTAATTCAATAAATCCATCACCAAGAGTTGCTGTTAAAGCATACTTAGCTAAGGTTAATTCAATTTTAAGTCTATCAGCACCAGGAGCATTGAAGTTTGAATAACCACTTGCTGGATCGTTTAATGAACTATCATCTGAAGCAGTTACTAAACTTTCGTCTAGGAATAAACCAACTTTATATGATGGTGTTGCACTGTATTTTTCAAGGATTAAAGTCTGTTTTGCAACTCTTAAAAAGTAACCTTGTGAAAAGTATATACCATCATTGATAGTTACGGCAGAACCAGTTCCAGTTGCAGCTGAAGCATAAGTCGTTGCTATTGTTGCACTTTCAATTCCGAGTGTTTCATCTACTACAACGATATTTTCGTTATTAGAAAAAACAGATGCCGTTGTCAATGTTGCTGTAATACCAGTAGCAGAAGCAGTTGCATTGTTTGAAATAGTAACTTCATTAAGACTAGTATTAACTGCTGTGATTGATGTATTAGCTGGTATGCCAGTTCCCGTAATAGTTGCACCAACAATAAATGTGCTTAGAATATCAACAGAACTTGTAATCTTATTGGATCCTGATACTGTATTAACTGCTACAGTCTTAACACTATCACCGGAAGCATATTTTATGAATAATGTATTTGGATCTGTTAAGTCAGCAGCTGACACTGCAACTACACGAGCAGAAGCACCAGAGGTCTTACCAATAATAAGTGTATCCAAAAAGTCTGCTGTATCAATATCAGAACCACTATATTGTGGTTGTAATTTCAAATACTTATAAGTAAGGTCTACACTAATCTCACCAGGAATAACCATACTTCCTTCTTTGAATATATGATTACCAAATCTTTCAATTTGTTTCTGAAGAATATCTTGTATTTGTGTTAGTTCCCGTGCTTGAACTGCTACACCTGGTTTGAAAGGTATTTTGATAAAATCTTTCGTCTCAGAGTAATCGTCAAAGTATGGATCTGTATTAAGATTAATAGTCATTGTTTATCCTTTAATTTCTAATAATCAACTACCAAGTGGATTGTTTCCGTTTGGCTTGTAGATCTAGTAATAGATGTTCTATTTTCAGAATATAAGATAGTTCCACTTAATAAATCATAATCAGCAGCCACATAAGTATCACCTGTCAAGGCAACTGCAGAATTATCTAATGGATTTGACCACAAGAATACTTGTCTAAATGTATCTATTGGCATCTCATTTCCAACAAAGGTATATCTTACCATCACAGTTGAAGCACCAAGTTCCAAAGCAGCATTCTTACCGTGTCCACCGATTGGAGATCCACTTGCATAAGTTGCAGCAGCTTCTACTGCTAGTTGTTGTGCCGTTTTTTGTGTTCCAGTAGGAACTGGTAACCAATCAGTAACCAAGAAATTGGTTGCTACAGCTGGTCCTAAATCGTACATAAACTTCCATTGATAACCATCAGCAGTGGTAATCGTTGTAGTTAAAGTTCCAGTTGGTTTTACAGTTGATGGTGCAGATCCATTATTACTAATGCATTTATAAACATTGTAATCATCGGTCAATACATAAAAGTTGCTACCGAATAAACTTGTTGTGCTATCAGTATAAGCATCGTAAGTCGTTCCAGTTGTCCAGTTAATTCTTTGAATAACCAAACAAATATCAGCACTAGTAACTTTCTTAATACCCAACGTTGCTTGTCTTAATGCTACTTCTGTTGCTACGGAATCTACCGCAGTATCAGGTGAAGCTTCATTTGACCAAGCAGTATTTTTACCAATACCAGCATATAGGATATCTGGACTAGGTGTTGTTCTTGTTACCGAACTAACAAAGTCAAATGCTGTTTTTACTTTATAATTTTCTTTAATAATTGTACTCATCTTGAGTCCTCTTTGTTATAATATCTCTTATATTTATACTATGTAATAGAAATATAATTACCTCTAATGTTCGGTTGCATACTATCCATAGTTGGAGTAGTAACTGCTGTTCCTGGTGTCAATGTTGCAATAGTAGCAATATCAGGACCATATATCTGTATAACTTCGTCTATTGTTAATTCATAAAGATAAGTTGGTCTTTCTATTTGCGTTTCAATTTCTGTAAAGTAGTTTATCTCAACTGGATATAGATTTACATTACTTGTAAAGAATATAAGATCTGTATTACCAGTAATAGATTCTAATGTTATTGGCGTATATAAAACACGAGTGTAATTTACTTCACCAAACATCTTCATACCAGCAGGATGCACTGTTGGCTTAACTGCATCTGCGAAAGTTGCAGTATCTAACTCAGATTTCAATACATAAGAGTATTCTTGCCAGTATTCGTTATCTTGTAGTTTCTTTGTAGAATCTAATTTACTATCATCGGTTAACCATTTACCGGGATATGATACTAATGCTGATGTTGTAAAGGAAAATGTGGCATTATTATTACCATAACCTATTGTATCCGTTGTATAATCATTTATATTACCGGTCAGAATAGGTGCTGGATTTTGTACAACTACACTTGATATTGCAGAAGTTCCACCTGATACGGATAAGATAGCACCAGTTCCAGTTGCAGAAGTTACCGTTGCTGTTGGAGTCTCATAGGACTTACCAGCTGATATTAGTTTTACTGTTATAATAGCACCAGCATTATCAACAACATCAACCACAGCAGTTGCACCGTTACCAGTGGATCCAGGATTGTCTATGATAGATACAATATCCCCAGTTCCATTTATAATAGTTGAGGTTATAGTAGAATTCATTGGTAAGTTTAGATAATCAATATCGGTAGAAGTTAGACCAGATACAACCTGATTAAGTAAAACTTGGTTATTATATACAGAATTCATTGGTAGATTGTTTAATGTGGTTACTATCTTGTAGTTGCCATTATAATTACTACCACCATTAAGAACCCCAATAGAACTAATCGGTGAAGATTGCAATGCAGTTACTACACCAAATCCAAGAATACTCATATTGGAATCGTTGGTAACTATATAAACCTTATCACCTTTCTTATAACCAGATCCACCATTTACCACAGTAAGACCAGATATAACTTCAAACGAACGTTCTTGTATAACTGTTCCATCAACGCTGGTTCCAGCGATTAGTCTACCTGGTAGAAATGTACCCTTCACAGAACTTAGAAAGAATTCTGCAATTTTTACACCTTCTAACTCATAGCTAACTGCATATTCAACAATACCAGTAGCTCCAGAAGTTAGACCTGTTATCTGTCTATTTACTAGGTCACCAAAGTTACCTGTGTTATTCGTGCATTTTAATGAAGTTTCAACTACCCACTTACCGTCTGATGGTCTTAATAAATCATCTTTTGGATAATAGAAGTTGACATCTTGATTATATAATACACGGAATAGAAACTTAAAGGACTTCTCAGTACCTTTGCTTCCGTATAGGGATTTGATATTTTTAATAAGTAAAGAAGAATCTGCCAGATAGTTTACTGGTAGAATATCAATATAAGTCTTTCTAAAATAGGTTAAGAATTCTGTAAGATCTGTCTCATCTATATCACGGTATTGTAATAAATTATAAGTTCTTTCACCGGCATTACCAACAGTATCTAGATATTCATAATAGTATTCTAGAAAAGTCGTGAAAAGACTGGTTGAGTCATCCTTTATAAATTCTGGTATAACCCTATCAAATACCGTCTTAAGATTGTAGAACTCAGTTTCCATTTTATTTTGCTACTACATTGGCTACGATATTATTCAACTTTAATATCTGATTGCGTCCGTTCGTGATTACTTCGTTATTTATACTGGTTAGATTAACTTCGGTAACACTTGGAAGTAAGGTACTCGTTATTGTTATATAACTGCCCGTAAATCCACTTGTAATAAAGTTAGTTAATACTACGTAACCAGTTGTATAATCAATGGTTCCAGCTGCAGAATCTAATACTTCAATAGTTCCACCAATGGATCTTACGATTTGAATAACACCAGTGCTATATGGAGCAACCCCAGTTGGTACATCTCTAAAATAATATCCAGAAACACCACTGACACTAAAAGTTGTACTTGTTAATAAACCAGGTTTTACCGGATTTGCAAAGTCTACGGTATATCTTGTTGCGACATTGGTAGTTGGTGATAGTCTGTAATCAAGACTTATTCCAGTTGTATTACCAGTAATTGAAGTATCTGCATCGTCTATAGCAGAACTTAACTTTGATAAAATAACACTTGAATTAAAGATATCCACAAAGTCAGCAAAGAAAGTTGTAATTGCAGAACTTACCAAGGTCTGTAATTGACTTACTGTCTTGATTGTTTCACTTGAGTTATAATTTACATTAGAACTTACATTGATATAAAGATATTCTGGTGCAACGTATTCTGGTTTTACAGTTACCACCGCATAAGAAGATCTAATATCTGCTAGGATCTGTGCTTTGGTTACTTCATTTAGATAATACCCAGAGTTTGGTTCTAATGATACGAATACTTTACCATATACAGGAGTTGGTAGATTATCTTCTCCACCCCAGACTACTGCATCTTTAATGATTGGATAATTCTTTTTAATAATCACTGAATAATCATCGGTAGTTAATGCCCTGTTTTGTGATTGATAGAACTTTGTTGCCATAGTTCTAATGCTTTCTATATCCTCTATATCAGCACCACCAGCAGATCCACTTAAAACTGTTATAGAAACATTGGTTGTTCCTGCTACAGTAGATAATCTCGTAAAGCTTTGAATACCATTAGCATCTGCACCAGCAGTAATTAAATACTCTATTGTTATAATAGATCCATCAGTTGGATTTCTGCCTAGAACGTCATCACCGAACTTTACTTCAAAATAACCATCAAAGGTCTCTTGTAGATAATAAACTTCCGAAGTAGATGTAATAGCATCTTTTACCACATTTGAACTATATAAGTATTCTCTATCAGTTACCGACACCGAAGTATCTTTTACCTTTACAGAAAGGAATCTTGTATCAACATCTTTGTTTGGTATAATAAATCTTTGGTTAGGATTTAGACTATCTACAACATAATTATAAGTTGCATATCCACCTTGATATACATCAATATCAGCAGTATAAACATCATTGACTGGGACTACGTTATAGGCTTCCGTTGTAATGAATAGATAATTCTTGTTATTAAGTATTGCATTAAATTGAGTATTCTTACTAATTACAGCAGGATTTGGACTACCAACTGGCACAAAGGTTACCCTTAATGTTGCTACAGACGCTGTCTTACTCGTAGGTAAGTAATTTAATTCTTTTGCTCTTGAAACGATACTTGAACGATTCTGTGCAGTATCAAGAAACATCTCACTTCCAATCATATTAGCATTTATTGCATTATAGTGGGTATTATATGCTAAGGCATCTAATAATACTGATAGACCAGCACCTTCAAAGTTATAATCAGTAAACTCTGGCTTTGACTTTAGAAAAGTCTTTAAGTTGGTCTTGATTGTATCAAAATCTAATTCGGTTACTCGTAAATCTGTCATCTTATCTTACTCTTATTAAAGAAACTGTTTGTGTTATCGTTCCTAATTCTATGCGGCCAGTAATCTGAAAGGAAACTGTTATTCTTAACTCATTACCATCTGGATCTTCGTTTATCTCAACATCTTGAAGTATTACACGTGGCTCCCAATTCTTTATAATGGTCTTAATCTCTTCAAATACCAAAGCTTTTGTAATATCGTCCAATGGCTCAAATAATGTAGCTTTTAATAACGAACCAATCTCTGGATGGAAAGCTCTTTCGTAAAAACTTGTTTGCAAAAGATTAGATACACTTTGCTTAATAGCTTCTACGTCAGTCTTGGTTCTTATGTCATTAGTTATCGGATGCTTTAGAAAGCTAACATCAATATCTTTATACTGATACGTTCCATTATTATCCGCTATTTTGTTAGATACTGCCATAATTCTCTTGCACTTCCAAAGGTTAATAGTTCTGGTTCTTTTATAAACTCAATCTTATCTACATAAAACACCAGTATAAATGTATTGAAATCTAAACATATAACAGAATCTTCTTGTGGTATAATAACTGGATCTAATGAGAATTTAGTATACCAATCATTAAGAAATCTCAAACTTTCAATTACAGTTAACTGGTCAATATGCTGTGTCTTCAATAAGTTATTTATACTATTGATTATATTTTGTTTCATATTAAAAACCTAATTTTTCCATTCTTTTTTCAATAGCTTGCGCAACTGCTTCTTTATATTCACACTCGGCATCTACTAATTCTTGACAGTGGTCTGGATCCCTATAACCATATTCTTCACGAGCTTGTTTTACTTTTGCTTTAAGTTCTTGGATATTCTTTTGTTCTTGTACTTCATTGAATATCTTTGCTAATCTTGATTTGAATTCCATTTACCTGCCCTCTTTAAAAACTATATAACATAATAAATGAGATGGTAGTATTCCACCACGGGTATTCCTAAAACTTATAACAAAATCCACCTTATCACCAACTAATCTAACTTCCACTTGCTTCTTACAATTATTCTTTGGATAGATTACCTTAACTCTATTTATATTAGACCAATCAGCATTTACCGTGGAATCTATTCTTTTTATTGATAAACCTTTATAAAAATGTACCATATAATAATTAGTTCCAATAACAGAGGATATAAACTTGCGGATTCTATATATATTTACACTATTACTAACATCAACGATCTCATCACAACCTATTGAAGTTCCTTTATATCTTGTAAATGAAGATCTAAACTTGTTGGTATCTATTCCAAAGAACTCTAATAGTTTCTTTGCATTATCAGAAAACTTGCCAGTTCTATAACTACTTACTGGTATCAATCCAATTATACTATTGTTAATTAAGGATATTCTATTACCATATTTTAGAGATAGGTTTATCCGTCTGTACTTAGTATATAATTGAATATCAGCTACTGCATTACCAACATCGGATAAATCGCATTCAGAATCTATTAGACCACTTACGATACTTTTATTTTTGATTATCAATGGTCTAAATGGTTTATAACCAGCAGAGTTGCTTATAGTGTTTATTTTATATTTGTTAATGAAATCAATCAGTTCTTTATACTTACCAGTTCTTGTTATTAGATTCCGATAAACATCATCTTCAAACTTATTACCTTGATTACCTTTTGGTTCTCCACCGAAGTCTTCTGATTTTAGTAGATATCCAAGATTATATCTATTGTTTATGGTAACCCTTGCTTTGTTTGGTATTTTATCAAAGAACTTAATTAGTCTATTTTCAAACTGTCTATGAGTACTTTTACCAACTGTTATTGTGATATCTTCATATTGTAAAGAATCTATTTTAATATACTTTTGGTCTATAGTCTTTAATGATTGTCCGTGGTAGATCTTATCCGCAAGTATGCAAATTCTATCAATACCATATTTTTTAATCTCATAAAGACTAAGTGCTGTCATTAGCTAAACCTTTTCTTAAAGACTCTACTTTGTGTATTGCCAGTATTCTTTTTTGACAACTGGGTATCCACTGCCGGTGTTATTAAGTCAGATACATCTTGTCCTTTACCTGGATCTTTACTTGTTGGTGTTGTACCATTATTTGCCCAGTCAACCGTTCCATTAGATATTGCACCAGAACCTAAACTATTAGCAACGATATTACCTGTTAGAGTAAAATCTACTATATGGCATTTTCTAATAGTTGTTTGTGCTGATTGCAGATTTATAGCTCCAGATAATATGGTTTGATAACTTACACCTTCTATCTGATGATTAGTTGCTCTTGATACATAGTCACCTTCTACCCGTAAGGTATAATTACCATTGACGATCTGAGTATAGTTACCACCAACTTTTTCTGTAATATCACCCTGGACTAGAAGATTGCAATCACCATTGACAATAACATTACGATTACCACCAACGATTACCGCATTATCTGCAAGTATTATCTCAAAACCATCACCAAAAACTTTAGTTACTTTGGATCCATCAGGACTAATCTCATAAAAGGTTCCAGATCTGTGCATCTCAAAGATACGTTCTTTACCGGGGGTATCATCATATTCTTTAATGTGACCAGATTCCGTTGTATTAACGTGGTTATATGGATACTTTGGAGCAGACTGAGTTGCTGGTTCCTCTATGGTAGAATCTGTGGCAGTCTTTGCCGTGGTTATGCGAACTTCATTTTGAAAAGCAACCTTGGTTCTATCATCACCAGTAGCTAACTCATTGATATCATTTGCTGGATTTATTAAAAAGGTTTTCATTATTCTAATTCCATTCTATTGTTTCTACCACAGAAGATCCAGTTAGTATCGGTGTTGGATCTATACTTGGTACATTATCATCTAATAATTCATTTGCTCTTAGTTCTAAATGTAAATTATTCGTTCCAGCAGTTCCTATAACTTGTCCCTTACCAACAATATCATTGACTGATACTAATATAGAACCAAGTAAACCATACCTTGCTGCCGTTCCGTTCTTATGTTTAATCACTACAAGGTTACCATAGCTTTCATAATTACCAGCAAAAGTAACCACACCGGTATCTACTGCATTTATCATAGTTCCAGTTGGTGCTTCTATATCAACACCTTTATGAAAAGATATAACTTGTTGGGATAATGGATTCTTTCTCAATCCATAATTGGTAATAATAGAACCATCTACTGGCATCTGTACTTTACCAATCATATTGTTTGCCAATCCAAGTAATGTAGTGATATTAGAATTGCTTATCTGTGTAGGGATTGATTGCTTCATAGTAGTTACTTGGTTATATGCTGTCATTACATTAGCATTTACCGTATTATACATTGCAATAAGATCCGATACCGAAGTTCCACCAACACTAATAGCTTTTAGCGCAGCGTCAATAATCGGTGTCATTGGTATAGTTGAAAACTGAGAAACACCAACAAAACTTTGATTAAATTGTATCAGCTCCGTCTTTACAGCTTCAACCTTGTTTATCTTATCTACTGTTGGTGTGAATACTGTAAATCTACCAAGAATAGACTTGGCACTATATAAATTGTCTGTAAAGTTGCCCGAACCATTTATCTTATTGATTGCTTCCCCAACTAATGCTTGTGTTGTTAGAATCTCATTGAAACCTGTTAGATTACTATTAACTCCAGAAACATTGTTAAGTGTAGTAACTAACTGAGCAAGATTAGTCTGAGTTCCACTATTAAGCATTCCATCAATTAGATTGATAGATTCTTGTATGCCAGAAGATACATAACTAGCACCGTTAAGATTCTGTAGTTCCGTTTTAGCTAAATCACTTATTCCAATTAAATCTGCTTGTAAGCTATCTAATTCATTAATATAATTTACTTCATCGTTTGAAGTTCCAATGAAATGACTGTTATCTGGTACTGGACTACCTTCCGTATAATCAGGTTCTGGCACAATCGGATAGGTGCCAGAGGGATCCGAAAAGCCTTCTGATAGATCTACTGCAGAGACACGCACTCCAGGCAAGGATCCAAGTATCATAGGTATTTGTGCTGACTCACCATCTATGAAGAATCCGAAAACACGAGTTCCTTCTATTGGACCGATTGGAGCAGATCCAACACCTGATATGCTAGCAGCTGTAATTGGTAGAATAGGGGAAGCCCAAGGCAAGTCTTCCGTGGGTAAGTCATTTTTGTTTTCTGTATGGTAACCAATAATTCTAACACGAACTCTACCCATACGTAAAGGATCGTTGCGATCTTCTACTACACCGAAGAACCAATAGAATCCATTTCTACCTAGAAATCTGTTGTCTTGCATTATAATTTAATCCCCATTAGATTCTCTACGTTATCCCTTATTACTTCAATTCGCATTAAGTAACTTGTTCTTGTTATAATATGTCTAACTGCTGTAATCAAGTATTTCCCACTATAGAACTTATTCAGATCTACTTGTTTTTGAACTCCGTTACCGTCTTGTACCATTTTAGTATCATATATTTCTATATTAACTATGTCCCCAACTGTATATAACGAGTTTGCGTTGATTGTCAAATGAATTCTGTTATTATTTAGAATCTGTCTATAAACTAACCTATTCATAACATATTGCTCTGGTAAAGTAATCTCTGACGGCATATCATCATAAAGAACTGGGCAAGTTGGTATAGCTTTAAGACAAGCATCGTTTTGATTTATAACACGATCTATCATATTTTCTGGCAGTAACTTTTGACCACCAGACATATTGTCATAGTCTGCAAAGTATTCCTGATAGTTAGATTTTATATCATTTATATCTCCGGTGTTGATATTATATGATAAAACACGATTGGAATACATACCATTTCTAAAGTTCTGCACAATGTTATAGTTCTCTGGAAAGCCTAGTTCGTGTATTAGATCCTTTTTGACACCATTATTAGAATACATTATCTCACGGTGTTTTTCTACATTATCACGAAGTCCATAAAGAAAAGTGCCTTTTGGATCTGCATAAGATAACTTTTCTATTGGTGTGAAGTTATATCCACGTTTATTCTCAAAGAAAAAGTAATTAGCAGATACTTGTTTTCCTTTGGTGTTTATGTATTCACCAATGGAACGTGAAGCTAACCAAGTAATCATTTCAAAAGGACTTTTATAAGTTCCAATAACACTATCATCAAACTTGGTTGGCTCTATTGTAATACTCTTTCTGTCATATTCTTCTTTACGACCTGTTAGTGGTAAACCTAATCCATAAGGTTCTTTGCTGGTCAATAATTCCTTTACAATATCAGATGCTTTCATATTACGATAAGACTTAGTTATCTTCAACCGCATATCTTCAAGTGCATCCTTAGTAACTAGATCCAGGGTATAGGTCTTTAAATCTTCTTTTTCTTGTATAATGTTTCTTAAACGAACGATAATAAACTCTTTTACATAACCATCAAATATATCTTTTGGTTTATAATTCATAGACTTAAACTTAATTCTGATGGTCTCAAATCCGGTAATAGGTAGCATATCAAGAAAGCATTTATCATCAGCTATCTTTATAGTTGCTGATATTGCTGGTCTAATTAGATCTTCGTAGACTTCAATTTCTGTAATTATCCTTTTAATATCATATATATCATTAGAGTTAGATACCAACTGGATATAGTCAATCTCAGCAAGATTCTTCTGTAATGCAGTACTTTCATTAGAGTTAATTCTTGTTTTTACATCACCGGACATATTAGTTAACCTTTAAGAGTTTCTCTATATCTCTTTCAAATTGTTTTAAGTATGTTGGATTGATTACTTTGATTTGTCTTTTAGTTTCATTGATAGCAGACTCATACTCTTCATTAGTTACTGCAACAATCCAATCAGCAGGTATAAAATCTGAGTTTACTACTGTTCCTGCTGGTAACTGTGGTTCCGAAGCACTTGTTGTTTCATAATGATGAACTAAAGATCCATTATAAGAACCATACTTTTTGTCTATATATCTTGTTAGTTCTACTGAAGATAAAATCCAGTCAAATTGTGGATTTATTATATTATTCAATAGGATAATAACCCAGTGATATTCTGCATTACCATAGAGTTTATAAGCAACCGTTTCTGGTTTCTCACCGTCTTGCACAACATAATAAGTAAAGTACTGTTGTGGTAACTGGTTATTACTAATCACACGTTGCAGTAAGTTTGTGCAGATTGTATTATTATATGTTATTAGATTAAACTTCTCAAAATAAGCCATTATATAACTCCTATCTAAAATCTTCTTTGGTTACGATCTTTTGTTCTGAGAACTTAAGTTCTAATGATACTTTTGCTGGCATACCTGTATAAAATCCAGTATCAAGATTCTCAAAGGTTGGTATGCAAGAAGTGCAAACTACCTCTGGTTGTATCTTTGGTAGAAAAGCAGCAGACTTACCTTGAAAGGTTATATTAAATACAGATGGATAATCTAAGGTTCCCTCGGTTTCTTTATCTCCACCTGGTGAGCTATGAAACTGGAAGAACTTAATGATTGCCATAATAGCATCTTGGTCTTCTACTGATTGTGGTATTAGGTTATACTTAAAGTCAAAGACACGCATATCCATACCTTCAAAGTATAGTGTCATAAATGTATTGGCTACAATACCAGCAGACTTAGTTAATCCAGCACCTTTTGTTCCAGTCAGACCTGTGGTAAATGATGTTGCAGTTGCTGCAGCACCACCGATTATACCGGTATCTTCACCACCAATCAATTTGTTTATTCTACCTGTATCAGCTGCATATCTTGGACTTACTGGATTTGCCATAGATTCTGGTAATGGTAATAAAACAGAGTTATAACCGATATTTCCACCACGATTTAAGGAACCAGCTGGTGCTTTGGCAATAAACAATGTTTTACCAATAATTTTATCATTACGAAGATTTGCTGGATATTGTACTGTAGCCATTTTATTTACTCATTTACTTTCTTGTTGATTTTGTCTTCAAAACTTGAGAATCCAACATACGCACCAACGATTGATGTCATACCGATAAAATACCAAGTAAGAATCTCGTCCATTGCAACCAACTTTGACTCTGGACATATTGCTAACAAAAGAACTGTCAATGGCATACTAACAAGAGCGAACCAAGCCATTCTTTTTCTTTGCGTTCTTTTATTCGGAACTTTTTCATTACCCATTTCTACTACCTCATTTTCCATTTAATCGTTCCTCTTCCTTTTTTATATAATCTTCTAATAATGAAATATACACTTCCCTCTCGTATGGTATCATATTTTCAAGCTCACTTATCGTAAAATTGTGTAGCTTTACTAAGTTAAAGTTGGTGGTGTAGTAAGCCGATAAACTTTCAGCACCAACTAATATCATAAAAAATTGGATAGACCTTCCAACTCTATCTTAATATGCTTTCCACATTTACAATCATATTCTATAACACCAAGCAATCTTGGTAGATTCTCAAAGAATTCAATAAGTTGCTTGAATTGTGATATCTCTAACTTATCTAAGAACTCAACATATTCCTCTGGAGTTGTTGTCTTAGAATCATATACCTTATCACCAGAAAAAACACATTCTATACAGTTTGCAATGAACTTGATATTATCACCTTCGTCTAGTGTTGCAAACTTTTCAGCTGTGGTAAATGTTGGGTATTGTAAAACAATTCCAACAGTATCACTAATCATTATTTTGTTATCTATTTTCTTATTATTCTGTACTTTTACCTCATTAAGGTTAAAAGCGATTGCTTTCTTTTCTTTGCAATCTTTACAAGTATTAATAAGATTTATAACTTCCCCTTTGGATTTCATTCTTGTATGTAAGAATATAAACTCAATATCCGTAATCGGTAAGTTATCAAGATCTACTTCTGTCAATATGCAATTACGTAATACTTGCTTTACAGACTCAATTCTATTCTTTGTATCAGACTCATTCTGTGCAAGTAATAGAATCTTTTCATCTTTTACCAAAAATGGTCTATACTTGATATCTTTACCACTAACTGGTAATTTCAAAGTATAGGTTGGTGTTGTTATTATATTATTTAATGTCATTATCTAGTCTCCGTTGTTAAGTATGTTTAATTTCTTGTAGGTTATAAAATGTAAAGGTTACTGGTAAAAGCACTATAGCATTATCTTGGCTCATATTGTAATCTATATCACCGATATTAAGTGGATATGCATTGATTAACTTTACCCCACCAGTTGTCTTCCCTTCTAGATCCAGTGTTAGGATCTCAATATCTTTTACATAGTCCTCTAAAAACTTTGCTGTGTTAGTAGTTCTATCAAAGGTTTCGTCCATCCAATTAACAAAATAATCACGTTCCTTTCCGGACTCACTTAGAATAAACTCCATCGTAGCATCTCCAAAAGTACGATTTGCAGCTATTTTCTTATGTAATTCACCAAAGTGCTTTAAGTCATTGGTTCCAGTTGTAATACCTGGTAACTTTACTCTTTGACAAGCCAAGGTTAGGTATCTAGTATTAGTATCAACAATGTTTATAATAAACCTATTCTGTCTGGCTCCATTGACTGCTACACCAAGGAACTCTTGCATTATGTTTTTATTTACCCATCTTAAAGATGACTGTGTTATTCTTTCAGAATTACTCATTATTTCTTCCTTATACCTCTGATACTATCCGACCATACACCAGAGTTAGAACTTCTAACAAAGCTTTCGTATGGTAGAAATATAGCTGGTTCCCATTCGTCCGAGGATATTTTAGCTATACCACTTCTTAACTGACTAAACAAGTATCTCTTTACACAAGGCTTCACTAAGTCAAACTTAGAAAATCCTTTAAGTGTTTGGTATGTTGCATTAATCTTTACTTTTGTTGGCATACTTTTATTACTTGCAAATGCCATCAAAGCATCTAATAATATAGCTCTTAACTTTGGTGGTAAGTAATGTAGATTTAATCCAAGGAATCCATCTTCATAACTACCAATAATAAAAATCAAAGGGAATCTATCCCAATAAGGTAATGTCTCGTCCCACTTAGCAAAGTAAGCAAAAGTGTACATAAAACCTATACCAGGACTTCTAGCAAGCATCTTATTGGTTGCTTGAGCATCTGACATAACTCGTTGAAAAGCAGACTTACCGAGTAAAGATACTTTCTTTCTAAACCAATCCATAGAATCCGTGGACATCTTACGAAGTCCAATAGCATCCCTTTGCTTGGTTAATTTACCTAAAAATGTCTCTGTTTGAGCCATTAAATACCTATCTCTTTTTCTGTTAGTATTCTAAATTCCCAACCGTGTTTGTCGGCAAATTCCTTTGCAGACTTCCACTTACTATTATTTATACCCCAAGTAGTTAGCTCAGTTATATATCTTTTCATCTGCCTTTTACTTTTTAGTTCTGGCTGTATAGTTTGACAAAATGGCTTTACTTCAATTAGACTTGTTCGTATATTTCCCTTAGTATCCTTATACTTAATAATAAAATCAACAAAGTATCTATGTGCTCTATTATCAACTGGACTTATGTAATCAACTATTACCTCTTCAGAAGACCATTGTAGAATACTTGGATGCTGGTCAAAATACAAAGCACAACGCAATTCCCAGGAACTGCGGAATACTATATTCTTTACATTACCAACATACTTTTCTGGATGCTTTGGAGTAAACTTACCTTGTCTATAGTGTCTTGCCACAACTACTGTCCTTATAAATAAAAGTGTATCATACCAACTATTTATATGGACAATATAAAAATGAAAATAGACATTCCTAATGACAAGATAGTACCAAAGCAAGGCATACCAGATGATTACTTTGTAAAGGCCAGTGATGACTTCTTTACACAACAAAAGACTGGTTTAGTCAATGGTATAGTTGCTCTTGTATCAAAAGTATATAAGAATAATGTTGATGTTGTAAAGAAAGTAGATCTAGACCTAGTCAAGTTATCAAAGCTTAATGATAATGACCTTGATAAACAATTACTTATTCTAGAAAAGCAGCGTGAGAAAGAGCAAAAGAAACTTAAAGACGGTATTCTATATGGTCTTGGAGAAGAAGCTGTGTCCGGTATTGCTGGAACTATAAGATCCATATTACCAGGTTTCCTTGGTGGTGGTATGATTAGTGATTGGATGACCAAAGGATACGAACGCAAGTTCTCAAAAGAAGCTAGATTAGAACGCAGAGCTAAGTTTGAAGAAGAAAAGGAATCTGTATTAGAATCCGAAGCACCTAAGAAATCAAAAGCCAAATCCTGGTGGGATAATGCTACTGCTAAGTTTGAAAAGATGACACCATCTTTTGCAGCATACCCAGAAGAAGGTGGTGCTGGTATGGAAGCAGAAGCACCGTTTGCTACATCTATGAGTGGGGATATTCTTCTTAAGTTAGATAACGTGCAAGGTATTATTGATACTAAGACCGAAAAGATAGGTGATTATCTTATTGAAATTGGATCTGTTTTATATGATATTAGATCTATTCTTACCAATAACACTAATCTTCTAAAAGGTGTTAATGAATCTGGTTTTCAAGCTATAGACTTAACAAAAGAGCAAATTGAGCAGAACGAATACCTATCAGATTCTCTTGAAGCACAAAAAGAAATGAGTGATACATCATTTAAGAATATAGTTTCTGGTGGTGCTGGACTTGCTGGTGCAGATGGATTGATTAACTTTTCAGAAGCTCAAGCAGAGAAAGCTGGTGATGGTGGATTTATATCTAAATATCTTGGTGCTAGATTTGCTGAGCATATTGCAAAACCTTTGCTTGGTCTTTTCAAAGGTGTATTTGCTAAGATTGGTCTTGCAGCTGTTTCGTTATTCAGTGGTTTAGGTTCTTTAATAGGATCCGCATTTGCTTCAATAGGAGCCGTTCTGGCAGGGGTCACCGCTCCTATATGGGGTATTATAGCGGCCATAGCAGCAGCCGTAGCTGTATTAGGTTATTTCGGTGTAAAGAAGTATAAAGAATATAGTCTATCTAAACAAAAAGAAAAGAACCCAACTTTATACAATGAAAAAATTAGCGAACGTGCAGAAAAGTCTTATGTAGATCTAAACGATAAAGAAAAAGATGAGGCATTGGCCGAGATAGATGCTACTACTGGGGAACGTAAAAAAGGATTCTTTGGTAGAGTTGGCAATGTATTCAAGAAAGATTGGCAAAGACAACTTGAAAAAGATACTAATAAAAAGATAATAGAAAATATCAAAGAAGAAAGAGCTTATGTATCTTCAGTAGTTCCAGATACGGTAAATCGTGATTATGCAGCTGATATTATGATGGAGAAAAGCTTCAATAATAAAATGAAAACCGTTAAGACAATGTCAGAACCACCTAGATTAGAAGATATGAAAGCTATTGAAAAAACATATAATTCTAATATGAGTGTAATCAATAACATATCACAATCAGATCCTAGATTATATGAGCAGCCATTTAATATCCGGGTAACCGAAGGATTCTAATAAAAAAGGGTAGACTTACTCGGAAAGCCTACCCCTCTTTTTTACTTGTCTATTATTTAATTAAACAAGTTATCATATTCATCTGGCTCAGAACCAGCATCAGAGATATTTTCAATCTCTTCTTTTGCTAATACTGGAGCAGATGCTTTAGCTTCCACTTCATCATAATCTGGAATTTCATCATCAATTTTAGCATTTAAAGCTGATTTTGGTTTACTTAAGTCATAAGCACCAATAACATCTTCAAATCTTTTGTTTAGTTGTTCGTAAGTCTTAAATTCGCTTGGAGAAATGAATTGATTTAATTTATACTCTTTTGCCCAAACATCTTTTAGTTTTTCGTCATCACCACCTAATAGAGGTGAAGGTGCGTCAAATGAAGATTTATCATAAGTCAAGAATTCTGTATCAGTTTTCTTGCAGATTTTAATCTTAAAGTTTGCACCAGCCCAAAAATCAAATGGATTTACTGGGGTATCCGTTGGGAACTCTGGTTTCATTGCGTTTTCAATCATAGCGTAGATTGCTGGTCCATAAGCAAATAAAAATACTTTACCATTATTTTCTGGTTGTTCTGGATCATCTACAATGAAGATATTTGAGATAAAGTTCTTTTTACGGAATCTACCCTTTGTCATATCTTTTTCTGCTTGATTTCCTTTATATAATTTATTGTTGTTATCACATACTGGGCATTTTAATCCAATAGTAGTTGGACAATTTTCAATAAAGTAACCATTACCTTTGATAGAATGGCTGAAGTACTTTACCCAAGGCATATCCTCACCATCTGGAGCTGGTAAGAATCTAATCGTTGCATAACCAACGCCGTCTTTATTACGTGAAAGTTTCCAGAATCTTTCATCTTTGTGTCCACCTTTATCGGCGTCCATCTTTTTTGTTAGTTCTTGTAAGCTATTTGCTTTTTTCTTTAATGCTTCAAAATCCATTTTATTTTTTCCTTTTTTGTTTTTTGTTATTGTCTACCAGTACATAGATCTAATGCTTAGACAAACATTAGAATAATCAACTAATCAGTACCTTAAATTATTTATATGTTCCATTCGTCAAGTCCTTTTAGATTGGTCTCAAACTCTTTTCCGAATTCCTCAACTTCTGGATGCTTTAGTATGTCTTTATCAACTTTTTCTAAATCATAAAATCTCATTTTCGTTTTGTCAAGTCCTACTGCAAACTTTCTATTCTTTGCCTTATCCCCATACCTATTCTTTAATTGCTTAAAGATTCTTTGACCACACTCATCTAACTTCTCGTCCCCGTACATACCAATCAATAAATCACAAGTATCTGGTAAACCTTTTGATTCAGAAACATTATCTATGTCTAATTCACCACCTTTCATTGAGGACCTATCCGATTGTGTTGCGGTTAATATCGGCACCCCTAATTCCTTAGCCATAGCACGAAGTTCTTCTGCAATACTCTTTACATAGATATATAAGTTAGCACTAACTGATTTCATTGAGCATCTACTTGATGAGCAGATATTTAGATAATCAACAATAATAACATCTGGCACAAAGTTCTGTTTCATTTTCAATTCGTTAACAGTGTTTCTGAAAGTCAGAGCACTTGGTTGTCCAGTTGGGTATTCTTTAATCTTTAGACATCCGATACCTTTTGCTTTTAAACGATTGATTTTCTTATCAAAAACATCCTTTGGTATCTCTTCAATGTTATCCATACTAATATCAAGTAAGTTAGCATCTATTCTTTCTGCAATCTTTTCTTCAGCCATTTCCATAGTTAAGTATAAAACATTTTTACCTATGGTTAACCAGTGTGAAGCACAATGGCATAATAGAATAGTCTTACCAGAGTTAGTAGCAGCAAGTACACAATTCAGAGTCTTTTTCTCAATACCACCTTTGGTAATTTTATTCAATAAATCAATATCAAAAGGTAGTTTCTCGTTCTCACGATGATAGTATTCAAATCGTTTATCTGAGTCATTGATATAATCGTGTCCGACATTACTATCAAAAGTAACCCCAAGAGCATCTGATAATAGATCCGGTAGACTATCTATAGAATCCTTATCTTTATCTTTATTTTCCAATATGGTAATGCCTTTGGTTATGGCATTAACAATAGCTCTGGTTCTACACCATTTTTCAGTTTCTTTTAGTGCCCACTCCAGATTGTCTTCTGCAATAGGCTTTAGTTCTAATAATAGTTTCAATCCAGCTTTATACTGATTATCTTTTAAGGATTTTACTTTACCCCACTCAACTTTTAGAGTATCAATACTTGGCCTATTATTAAAAGTAGTTATAAACTGCCCGATAATTTGAAATAATGCTTGATTGACTGCATCTTCAAAATAAGCAGTTTTTAGATGTGGTAATACAACTCTAGTATAAGAATCGTTGTAGACAAGACCACCGAGTATAGTCTCTTCCATTTTTATTACTCTTCCGTTACTGTTTCATCAACTTCTTCTGCTGGTACTACTTCATTTTTACCATAACAAAACTCTTTTGCGCACGCTTCATCTATACGGTCTAAAACTTCTTTTGTAAAGTACTTTGTTGGATTTTTTAATATAGCATTTTCAAATACCTTTACATCCTTGGCAACTTCATACTTATTAGATACTTTGGTAAAGATACCATACTTTTCTGCAATATCAAGTAAACCATAATATCTATCCAATCCGTGGTCATAAGATACTAAGGTTGATACAGATCTATTCTCTTTAGTTAGACGGCTTTTCTGCAATGAAGCTGTAAGAATTGCCCCAGTTACTTCATTTTCTTTATCTTTGTCTTTACGTTTAGATAATGAGATAATCTGAGAAGCAGCATAAACTAATCCAGAACCACCACCCATTTTCTTTTGAGGAAACATAGATCCAATGACATCATAAACGTGGTTAGTTACTATCATTGAGCATTTTAATCTGCCAAGTTTTAATGTAATAACACGGAATAAAGATTTAACTACTTGCGCACGAGTCATATCACGAGTTTCTTTACCTTCTAAAGTATCGTTCATTTCCTTTGATGTTGATAACTCACCAAGGGAATCTAATACAAATAAAACTGGTTGACGTTCTGACTCTTTGGTCTCTTCAAGTTCTTTTAGAATCTTCATCATCTGAGTTCTAAAGTTTTCTACTGTATCTGCTGGTAGAATAGCCATTCTAGTTGGATCCATACCACGTTCTTTAATCATCTCAGAAGTAATAGCACTTTCACTATCAAAGTAGATTACTTGTCCGTCTTTGTTAGCATCTTGAAAAGCTTTTGCAATTCCTAATGCTACGAAAGTTTTACCAGTAGAACTTTCACCTGCTAAAGCAACTACTTTATTGCCAGCAATACCTTTATAGATAGATCCTGATAATAAAGCATTGAGTGCATAACTGCCAGTATCTACATAAGATACCACATCAGCATCCAATCCTTCTTCTACAATAGCTGCATATTCATTATTAGCAGCTTCAGTTAGTTTTTTCAAAAATGATACCATATTAGTTTCTCCGAGTTTGTGTTAAAGTAAAGTATAAACCTCTAATTGCTCCAAAATAAGATACAAACCATAAAGTAAGAGCGAATACTGGTAGATCTCCACTTATAAAGACTAAAAATAAGTTTATTGAAATTAGTACTATATTAAATACCATTTCGTTAAAATAAGTCATTTTTTCTTCCTTCCGTTATAAAATTAACAAACACACTAGCAAAAGCACAAATCCCGAATAGAACCAGTGCTGTTTTATTAGCATTAGCATAACTTAGAATCATTACTTCTGCAAAGATTCCTAAGTAAAAAACAATGTGTAATAACACGAATTTGAAATAAGTCAACTACTTTCTCCCATCTATTATAACTGATTGTAATCCTGTGTTTATATTCTCACGGGGGTATCCCATCGGATTATTGACAAATGGAATTCCGTTCTTAAGTTCCAATGTTGGTGTGTGAGTATGTCCAAAGATCCAACCAACTAAGTTTAGTTCGCTTGCTAATTCACCAAGTTTTGGATTATAATAAAACTGGGTAACGTCAGTATATTCACCTTTATATAAAGCTTGTTCCTTAAATGGAGCAGTGTGAGTTACCAGAATACATTTTTCATTGGACTTCTTTATCTCACGTTCTAGATAGTTATAATCTTTATCCATAAGATCTTCTGGCATTGCACCATCACTAAATCCGATACATCTGCTATCATTAAATCTAGTATACCAAGAAGGATTGTTATCTACTGAATACCACCCATTACAACCAATAAATCTATATCCGTCAATAACATAGGACTTATTTCTGGTTAGAAACTTAATTGTCTTATGTTCATCAAAGAAAGATTTGTATATTTCATCTATATAATCTGGTGTACTCTTTTCTGCATTATAATAATCGTGATTGCCAGCTACGAAAAGTATATGCTCATAGTCATAATTTCTACAAATATCAGTTAAAGTTGTTATGGTAGTTTCTGGACCGTGTGCGATATCACCGGCAATAACCAAAATATGAGAATTGGTCTTACCTAGGTCCAGCATTCTATCATTTATATCATAGAAAGTACTATGAATATCTGATATGAAATCTACACAAAGCATATTAAACTCCTAAAAGAAAGCATCTAAACTGTTTGATTTTTCAATCTGCCAATTCATAGCATCTAATATGCCTTTAATTGGTGATAGAAAAGTCTTCTCAAATTGTAAGTTATAATCAATATACTGGTCTAACTCAAACTCATTAGGTAAAGTTCCAATAAAGGATATCACATTTTGCCCTATATGGTTAGGTTCTTTCAGATACAAAAACTTAATCTTGTCTTTGCTACCTATTGGTTTAATCTTCTTTAGTCCAAGTTTCTTAAGCAACTGATTATGTAATATAGCACCTCTATTATGTATTGGAGTTCCTTTCTTAAAACCTTGATTGCTGTTATCAACGAACTTATCCATTTCAGATACACCTCTTGGAAAAGCGACAACATCAGCTGGTTGTTTTGAGAACTCCTCTTTAAACTTATCTATAAACTGTATAACAGTATCATTGTCGGTTGTCAAGATTAATTTAATAGCTTCCTTAATTTTTGTTCTACAGATAGCTGGTGTGGATGACTTAACAGCTTCAATTCCCATCATTTTTATATTTGGTTCATTAAATCTAACACCTTCATTATCCCATACAGAGATAATATAATGCTTCTTTGCTAACCAGATAGCTTTTTCCCCAATAGCTTCACGTTTCATTTTCATTCTAAGAGTATAAGAATTCGTATATTCAAACATCCGTTGATAAGTTCTTTGGAATAATGGTTCTAACTCATCAGCAGCAAACTTATCTAAATAGTTTACTTTTTCGACAATACTTAATTTGGGGTCAACGAATTTTTCTAATTCTAGATAAACAGAGTCAGTATCAATACCTACCACATAGTCGTGATTTGTATTAAGCTTTTGATTTAGCATCTTATTCGTTTCTTTTTCAGTGGTTTTAATAACCATTTGCCCACTACTTGTAATAGCTACAGCATTCTTGATATTATAATAAGCAAAGCCTTGATTACCGATTGCACCATAAGCAGAGTTTAGACAAATCTTCAAGCACATCTGTCTATTGTTTAGAGCAGATATCTTCTTAACTAGACTTTCTTTTTCATTTAATAGTTCTTTAGTTTCACCGTGTGATAGTTGTTCTTTTACTACTTCTAATTTCTTCTTGCACTCAATCATTTCCTTTTTAGCAATCTTACGGCCATCAAATAGTTCTTTAAAGATAGTTGGCAAAATACCGTACTTATCTTTTCTATATAAAGCACCATTGGCAGTCATTGAATAATCATACTTTTTAAGTAAAGATAAGTCAATCTCTTCGTGGACAAGTTTATCAATAGTTACTTTAGAAGTTAATGCTTCTAGTTCTACAGGCACACTAGTTATCAAAGTTTCTGGACTAATGTTCCATTGCATAACAATAGAAGGATATAAAGATTCTAAATCACAAGAAACCACCCAGTTATATAAACCAGGAGTTGTTTCTTTTACATAAGCACCAATATACTGCTCAGACTTATCTTCTTTCTTATCTTTTGGATTGATTACAATATTCTTTTCTAATAAATGATTGTAGAGTAAAATTTCCCAATAACGAACTGGTCCATAGCAGACTGTCGTATTTGGTGCTTTGGCAATATACATCATATCTAAGTGCAGATCTATCAACTTCATTTTTTCATCAATTAAATCAACGAGGTTAACATCTTGTATATTATAATCAATGAATTTCTGATAATCACTTTCATACAAATCATCCAATGATCCAGTATATGCGATCTTACCTTGCCCCAATTCATAATTTGCAATCGAGTTTAATGAATATGATTCCTTATTTCCTGATGTATATTTCTTATATAGATCTAAATAATCCATAGAAGATATACCAACTATTTCTTGTAAATCATACGGGTCACTAGCAACATAGATTGTCTTCTTAGTAATCTGCCCCCAGACACTCAATTTATTCGCTTGTTCTGGTCCAAGTACTTTTGTTATCCTATTGATAATATATGGAATATCAAAGAATCTTATATTCCAACCTGTAATAATATCTGGATAATCATAAGTCCAGAGTTTTAGAAAGTTCTCTAATAAGTGTTTTTCATTTTGGCATTTAACATACTTAACATTTGGATTGGTGTTATTATAGTCTTTACAACCGAATACGAAAAACTTACCTTTATTAGAATCTTTTACTGTTATAGCAGTAATTGCATTATTTGCTAAGGCTGGTTCCGGAAAACCACCGTTGATATCTGTTTCAATATCTATGTTGAAGACTTTTAGATGTTGTCTGTCAAAAGTAATATGTCCTTTATAAGCTTCACTAATATACTGTTCTTCAAAGTTGGTTGTGCCATAGATTTTTGCATTGGTACCTTTATATTGCTCTATATAGTTTCTAGCATCCCACAGATTATTGAAATCCATTCTTTGGACTGGTTCGTCATATAAAGTCTTGTATAAATTGCTTGTTGTTTTGTTTGATTTTACAAATAGATATGGTTTATAATTCTTAATAATTCTTGAAAATCTTTTACCATTTTCTACACCTCTTAAATAGACATTATTACCTTTTACGAAGCAATTTATATAAAAGTTCATTATAGTATCCCCGTTATGGTAGACTGCATTTCTACAGTCTACCGATTATAATTTTATTCAGTGATAATCTTTTGTTCTGGAACGATTAGACCAGCTTGCTGACGTCTAATAGTTTCAATAGCTTCGTTATATGCTTTTTCTAAATGGATGTCAACTTCTAACTCAAGTACGATATTAGAACTTAGAACTTCTATTGATGTATCATACTTTGCATAAGGTAAGAATCTAGCAAATGCCATACCAGTTTGAGTATTTACTAAACTGATTGGATTTACTAAAGTTGATTTATGGTCATTATGTTCTACTTCACAGAAGATTTCATCTGCACTTGCTAACTTTACTAATTTTACTGTCATTTGTTTTTCCTTTAATAACTTGCTAAAATATCATCTTCATTGACGATATAATACTTAATACTATCTTCTGTTAAAGCAATCAATGTTTTACGTTCTAATATAACATTTTCACCAACAAAAATAGTCTTACACTCTGGACCAATAGATTCTACTGTTCCTTTAATAACACGTTCTGACATCTGGTCTTTCGGGCTATCAAGTATAATACCTCCTTCGGTCTTAAACTCTTCACCTTGTATAGCAGATTTTACTAAAACTTTATTCTTATGCGGTCTAATCATTATAATTCTAGTCCTCCATCTTCATTCTTTAATAACTTTACAATAACAGTAAGTATAATAGTCATAAAACTCAATACAGTAAGCACAATAGCTGGCGATAATACCCACCACCAAGACCAAGTAATCGTATTAGTCAATTTAAGCACTACAAAAATAGCTGTTAATAAAGTCCAAGCATTCATTCTCACTTATTCCCCCTATTAGTAGTTTGTTGTTTTCACATATTCAAGTTTGGCATCTTCAACCATCTTTTTCTTAGATTCTTCTGTGATATCCATATCTTTAATGGATTTCAGTTTAATGCACAAAGCATTGAAAGTTGGGGATAACTTAAATGGTTTTTCTTTTTTAGTCATTTTCTTCTCCTTCTTTATGATATACAATACCATTTTCTAAAAGTATAGACTCATAAGCGGAAATGGTATTAACTAAACGCTCATAGTCTTCTATTGAAATAGTTATACTAGGTTCTTTCAATACTCTAGCATTATTATTTATTGCCAGTGTTTCAAGATAGTCTAGATACTTAATATCATTAGCAAGATCCAGCAATTCATTAAGACCTTTATACTTAACTACAACTTCTTTTGGATCCATCATTTTTTATTCTTTTCACTCATAATGATATTATCAATAGCATTAGTAATAGCACAATGCAAATATATTTTAAGTGCTGATACACTTAAACCAATATATCTACGTGCTTCGTCTATATCTAATTCATCTAGTTTTATATTATGCTTATGTTCTAAAATGTCAAGTACTTCTTTCTCAAATAGTGTATAATTTATATCTAATGTCATATTAGAAACATCAGTTGTTAAATTACAGTATATAAAGTCATTAAGACAGTGTTTTTCAATGGATTTATAATGTTCGTCAAGTATATTTACTCTAACAAACTTATTCAACATATTGATACCAAAGGACTTTTCAAGGTCAAAGATAATCTTCTGAGGATATTCAAATGCTAACTTAATGATATTACCAGGAATTGCTGGATTGTCTTGAGTTAGAACCATACACGGTACATCTCGTTTTAATTCTTTCTCTATAACAAAGTCCGGGCAGAACTTGGATCTAATCTGGATTTTGTGGTTTGGATAACATTGTAGATACTTTTTGACTTTATCTACAAAAACTTCATCTATAAACATATTTTCCCCTTTCGTAATAAAACATATTTACTATATAAGGCATTAAGTCCGAAAAGTCAATTACTATTATTAGAAATCTTTCTTCAAATTATCAAAAAATTGTTTTACAATAAGTTTGCATTGGTCATCTCTAACTTCAAGAAAGTTATAATACTTTTCAACTTTTCTTTTAAGTTCCAGTTCCCACAATGGATCTTCTGCAAGTTTAGGTAGAAAATGGAATACTTTATCCAGCATAATGACAGTTTCTAAACTAATATCCCCGGCAATTACGTCTTTGATAAACTCACTACTTAGAATATAGTTCTTAAAACCTGTGATATTACCGACTTTATTTAGAAACTTTAGATTCTCTCTAAAATGACCATATAGATCCGACCACTTTTTCTTTAAGTCTATGAATAACTTATGGTCATAGTTTGAAATAAAGAACTTTTCATTTTCAAGAAAGTTAGCAATAAAGCCAATTTTAATATCTTCTACTGTAGTATGTAGTTTCATTACTCTAAAGAAAAAGTACTTCTGCTTATTGGAATTAATAAAAGCTACTTTATCTTGAATACTCTTTACTCTACCTTGATACTTAAAGTAATCATAACTAGAAGAAAAATGCATACGCAAAGGAAAGTATATAGCATATACATCATAAGCATTTACATCATCCATAATAAACTCACTTTCTATATAATATATCTGGTCCTATTTTTGGAAAGCAATCTAAAGCACTTTCTGGATTGCAGTTATAAACTTTAATGCCTGCTTTTTCTAATGGTTCTACTGTGGTTCTAAACTTTCTTAACCAGCGTTCTATCTGCACATCCATTGCCGATTTTTCACAAGGTGCTTCATTATGCCACTCGGATTCGTTATTCTTACCGGTACTCATATCATATCCAAGTAAGTAAATCTCTTTTGCACCTAATCTAGCAGCGACATTAATTGCTTGGTGACCGGAGTTATTACCACAGATATAATCTTCGTGTGCTGGATCCATATCTATTCCTTCGTCACGAGTTAAGTTCATATAGTACTTTACCCCAGCTTTATCCCAATATCCATAAGCAATATGCATATCTTCCCAGTCTAAATGACCAGTAGAACTAAGTGTAGTATTTTCTAATTTTACAAGATCTCTTGCTGCCATAATGTAAAACGGAAGATCTGAGAAGTGTATATGGTCACAGTGCATTAGTTTATATGCAAAGTTCAATCCCATTATAAAATACTTATCAGTATCTATTTTACTAACATCAATTTCTTTTAATGACGGACCACCACCAATTATAATAACTGGTTTGGTTATTTGTGGAAGATTTATCATACATCAAACCTAAATGTTGTTGGTTTCTTTAATAGTCTTAAATCAATAGCTTCAGATTCTAGTTTACTCTTAATACCATCTGATAAGTTATCTTTAAGTACTTCAAGATCCATATTGTTTTCTTGAGCATAGATTAGTACAGCTTCTATATAAGTTGTGTGTTTTTTATTGATAATTTCCATAATATCGTCTGTGGACTTATCTATTACCTGTCTGGTAATAAAATCAGCATCGTTTATATCAAGCATTATCTTCACTCTCCAACTGTGTTGAAACTTGTTCTATTGTTTTAAGAACTGTATCTATACTTACATTTTTATTTATAAATGTAATTCCACAAGCTTCACTGTGTCCACCACTGGATTGAATAATATCTGGATACGTTGCCTTTAAGTATTCAATACGTTTACCCAAGTTTACTTTTTCTTGTCTGCTTCTAATAGAGATGCTATAATACTCACCAGTTGGCCTATTTACAAAATAATAATATCTATAACCTTGCTTATAATACGGCACATAATTCATAATAGGTATTTCTACGTTATCAGATATTGAAATAAGTCCAGTTTTACCTACATCTGCGTATTCTGTTTGTTTTTCAATACAATGCTTAACTTTGATGCTGTAATCAATGATATAATCTTGTTCGTCAACATTAAAACCATTAAATCCATTTGAGAATCTTTTCATAAAGTCTCTTGAGTGATACTTCCAGAATAATGTGTTTAGTCCGTCAGCGTTTTCCCAATCTTCACTATCATCTTTTTTCCATAGGTCAAAGATATTGGTATACTTAACTAGAGACTCATATTTTATAAGACTTGGAAAAGTATCTATATGGTCATCATAGAAAATCTTAGCACCACATTTATCTTTATTCCAGCTCATAAAGAACTTTTGTGTCTTTGCGGTTAAGTATTTTTTATAGAAATCTTCTGAATTCTGATGATGGTCATATAAGTAAATCTTATCAAACACTTTAAAGATCTTAATAAGCTGGTCTTTACTAAGGCAAAGATCTGTAATTACGATCTCGGTCTCTTTTGTTTTTAGTGTACAAAATTGTTCTATAACACCATCTAGTTTGACAAGACCCATAGCTTTTGACATATCAAATCTACCGTAAACTTCAGTAGCTAGCATTTGACACACGATACCGTCTAGGTCATAGTGTGTTAGTAAATACTTTTGCATAATATAACTTTCTATATAAGTGTTTCTAAGTCCCTATACTCAAAACAAGTTAAGGCACTGTCTCGGTTGCAGTTATAAACTTGTATTCCTAGATTGTCAATATCTTTTTTCGTATTTATCCAATTTGGTATCATTACCTGTGAATAACGAACTGGATTAGTAAAACGTTTATGCTCATCGTGCCAGTTATTATGACCATTGGTTGGTTTCATATCAAAACCAACTAAAGCAATCTTCTTATATCCCATTTTTATAAGTACATTAAGTGCTTGAAGACCAGCATTATCTCCACCAACTCTATTTGTTTCCATATAAAGACCATAAGCACCAGCTTTATGTTGATATTCAATACCACCAGAATTCCTCCACATTTCAACATTATAAGGAACTCCGATATTACCGTTATAAGGTGCAGAGCAAGTCCAGTAATTTTCTAAAACGTGGTCTTTAAACTTTGGATTTTCATAATGCCAAGTCCACCAGACAAAGTCCGAGAAGTGGCTAAGCACCGTCTTCTTGAATAGTTTATAAGCATTATTGGTTGTGGCAATATCCTTATCCATTAATAAGTTAAGATTAACTGTTGATAAACTTGGACCACCACCAATTAAATATACTATGTCCTCCATTATTCCCCCGTTATCTATCAATTTGTTCTATAGATTCTATCTTATTATTCTTAAGAATTGCATTATAATACTTTTCAGAAGAAAGATCTTTAAATCTTAGAAAACTAATCATATTGGAAAGTTCTTCTAAATCATAATTACGTCCAACCCCAGTCATTATATCTTCTAAAGTGCCTTGGTCAAATGCAAGATGAGAAGAAACAAAGGTATCATTTTTTAAGTAGTCTTTAAGTAAGTCATAATAAAAATTGACAGTTTCTTCATAATGCACTCTAAAGCCTTCTTTTACCACGAATTTCATTGTATCACCTTTATCGTGCTATAGCTTGTGCCAAGTGTTTTAGATATGGTGTTATTTTTTGATTTTGAAAATCAAGCTTAACTAGCATATCTTTAATACGGCCTTGCTCTGCACTTGAAGTTGCTTTCATAGCTTCTATAACAGTTTCAATAGTCATAAAATTGGTTCCTGATTTACCTTCAACTGTGAAAGATTCATCTGTATTAATACCTTTTTCATCAATAAATGTATCTAACCATTTATTAAAATTACTATCTTCATTTATTAATTTTACTTTATACATTTTATACTCCTAAAATAATTCTAGTTTATTGCTTGAGAATAGTATACTTTCAGATCTTCTACGATTTGTCAAGCCTTTTAATTCTTTACCAGCAGCTTTATTCCATTTAAGAAACTCTGTAGATGCTTGTGTAAAGTTATTCTTGTTAATACACTTTAATAATGTACTCTTTGAAAAATTGGTTATTCCGAGGTTATAAACAAAAGAATAGATAGCATCCCACTGGTTTTGTGATAAACTAGTTTTTATACAGCTAACTAATTGTTTTTCAATCATATTAACTTCTTCCATTAGATAACCAGATGCTTTCTGCTCTGTAATTACCATACCGGTTGGAATAGGTTTACCACCGATACGAGTAGTTCCATAACCAATAGTTGGTACTCTTGCTGGACAAAGATAAGTAGAAGGATAGAATCCCTCATAGTGTTTTATTAGTTTTAGACCAATATCTGATATTTTCATCTTTTACCTCTATGCCCGTATTTATAATATATATTATCGTTTAGATTGTCAAGCTTAATCTATAATTTAATATATATTATCACTGAAACCAAGGGGCTTTCGTCTTAACTATTTGATTTTATTAAAGAAGAATATTTATTTTCGAAAGTACCCCGAAAAAGCACTTCAACTTGTATAAATACGCTCAAGTATGATTAAAAATAATTGTAAAAAAGACTTGACTTATGATTAAATAGTGATTATATGATATGTATAAATATAAGTATTAAGTTTTAAGACATACCGGAACCACGAATAAAAAGTCCTTTTCCGGAAAGGCATCCGCAGCAGTAGGAGCAATATGTAGGCACTGCGTACCGTCTAAGGCGGCGAACGCATAAATAGCTGTCCATAAAGGCCTGGTCGTTGCGGGATACTATAGATTGGTGCGAAAGTACTATTTTTGGGAGTCAGCCCCCAGAAGCATTGGACAAACGGTCCAAGTTCTATAGCGCATAGCAAGAATTGAAGAGTTGAAGTCTATGTGAAATCAAAAGTATCTCCATTAGTAGGACTGGTCTTACTGTGGATCTAGACTTATGTACATTGGATTCAACATAGGTTTAGTGAAGCGGTAAATGTCAATGGTATTATTCAATAATGTGTCGTAGTTATGTAAAAGTATTTATCCAAAAGTACTTTACAAAGTCAAAGGGCATTATACCAAGGGGATGGAGATTCCAAAAAAAGATTGTGGCATCTGCAAGGATAGCAACCACATAGGTTATAAGAATACTCATAATTCTTAAATTTCTTATAACTGACCGAGACTGTTTAGCATATCAAAGGATAAAATATGCTAACTATTTGTATATCAGATAACGGCACAGAGTTTCACCGTTAAAACAACGAACCTGATAATTTAAGAATAACCGCAACAAAATCAAACAAAAATCATCAATTTTTAAAAAAAAGAATAAAAAATCAAATTCTGGGTATTACCAGAATACTATTTGGACTATTAGACGATCAAAGAATTGATCAATGAAGAGAACGAAAAGAGAGAGTGCGAAGCGAAAGAGTGAGAAACTGAATCGATCAATAAATGATATATAATATATTCAATAAAATGGCGAAAGCCAAATAGATAATAAATAATATAAACTATATTTGAACAACAATATACAATTTAAAGATTGGCGAAAGCCAAAGACTTAAATATACAATATAATAAATTAAAATACAATTTAATGAATCAAAATTAATTTGTATTGATAATTTAGATAAAAATCAAAAGGCCTGAAATCTATCCTTTTTTTCTCCAAAAAAGTATTCAAAATCGAAAATTCAAATCGACTTATCTTCAATAGAATCTTCAAATGAATATATTTATCTTCAATGATTCTATTCAACAGTTTTTCTTTCAATATAGAACTTATCAGTAAGAGCAAAAGTAGAAGTAAATATGATCGGTTCTTCAGGAGAAAGAGTCGACGATAGTTTCAATTCAGATAAAGAAGTTGGAAATAGATTAGTAAATGTTATTACAAAGTTAGGATTCTTAGCATTAGTTTCAATAATAAGTTGAGCATCAGATCTCATCTGCAATTTATTATTACTTGATACACAGTTTTCCATCCATAGTTTTATACTTTCATAAGTCTTCAAGTCTTCATCTGCAATAAAAGTAACTGTCAAGTCCGCTAAGTCAAAGTTATCTCCTGGAGCTTTCATTCCAAATGCTCCAAAGTTCTGTATATCAATTCCAGTTACCTTCAAGGCTGGTAGAGAGATAGACTGTATCATAAACTTTACTTCAGGAATATGATTAATATGCAGTCTAAATCCATTTGGACTCAAGTAATTCTTATTCATTAAATAACCTCATCTTTTTTCAAAATAACTATTGACTTTTAGTCTAATCATATTTATAAGTTTATTCAGAGGTAGAAAATGGCTTTAGAATCAATGAAATTAGAAGATATTCAGAGTTTAGCAGAGAAAGAACTTAGAATATCAGAAGACCTAGGATTGGAGTCCAAGAAAAACACGGATCTCTTTCTTAAGTTTCTAAAAATACACAGTACAGAGAAACTAGTTTTGCTTAAAATGCAAAATAGTTATAACAAATTGCTTTTACAGAGAAGACAATACTATCTTGGTCAAGGTTCGGTAGAAGATTACAGAAAAGAACCACAGGATATCAAAGTCTTAAGACAAGATGCAGATCTTTATCTTAATGCAGATAGTCTGGTATCCAAGGAACAGTTGGCTCTTGGTTTACAGAAAGAAAAAGTAGAATGTACAGAAGCTATTCTTAAGCATATACAGAACAGAGGTTTTCAGATCTCCAAGATGATTGAATGGCAAAAGTTTACTAATGGAGTTAACTAATGCTTCGCATAACCGATTTAATTTGCTCCCCGGCGGGTTTTGATGATAACAGTAACTAAAATAGATGAAGTCTGGGCAAAGTTAGCCATAGAAGAACGTTGTGTAATAATGGAAGTATCAGATTACTTTTCATTTTTTACACCAACAGCTAGATGGTCACCTTTATTCAAGAACAAAATCTGGGACGGTAAGATCCGTCTTTTCAATGCTCAGACAGGTAAACTATACACCGGTCTAATACATCATTTATATGCTTTTGCCAAAGAACACGATTATCCAATTACTTTCAAAGGCTTTTCTAAACCAGATCCAATCAGTACCGATGACTTCATAAAGAATCTACAACTACAGAAAACTCCATACGATTTTCAATTAGATGCCCTTAATCACGTTGCTAATAAACATCGTGCAGTTTTGGTATCCCCAACCGGCACCGGTAAGTCATTGATTATATATCTTATAGTTAAGTTATTCAAACTAAAGACACTTATTATAGTTCCTTCCGTGCAATTAGTATCACAAATGACCAAGGACTTTATAGACTACGATCCTTCCATTGGTAAAGATATACATCAAATCTACTCCGGACAAGAGAAAGAAACAGATAAATCTATTACAATTAGTACTTATCAATCCTTACTTAGATTACCCAAAGAATACTTTCAAGACTTCCAGGCTGTAGTTTGTGATGAAGCACACGGAGCAGATGCCAAGTCCATCAAGAAAATACTTGAGAATCTTGAAGGTGCATATATTCGTGTTGGAACTACTGGTACTTTAAAAGATATAGAAAAAGGTAATGTACACCAGTTGGTATTAGAAGGACTAATGGGACCGATTAAAGTAGTTACCAAGACCAGAGATGCTATTGACAATAACATACTTTCTAAATTAAATATCAATATCTTATTGTTAGAATATCCTGCTAAGGATCGTAAGTTAGTCCAAGATATGGATTATCAAGAAGAGATGACCTATATTTTACAACATCAACAAAGAAACAAGTTTATTAAAAATCTAGCTTTACAATTACAAGGAAATACTTTATTACTGTTTACTAGAATAGAACACGGTAAGATAATTTATGACTTATTAAAAGAACATACAGATCGCAAAGTGTTTTATATAGACGGGGGAATAGACGTGGATCCAAGAGAAGAGATTCGTGCTTATATGGAAAAGAATAAAGATGTTATATTGGTTGCTTCTTATGGTACTTTCTCGCAAGGTATCAATATCAAGAATCTACACAATGTTATCTTTGCCTCTTTTTATAAAAGCCGTGTTAAAGTATTACAAAGCATCGGACGTGTTTTAAGAAAGTATCAAGACAAGGTAGCAACTTTATATGATATCGCAGACGACTTAGGAACACCGAAACGAAAGAACTTTTCTTTGAAACACCTTATAGAACGTATTAAAATGTATGCAGAAGAGAAACATAATTATAACATAAAGAAGATTAGAGTGCCAGATAATGAATAAACCACCAAAAGATACAAGTAGAAATTACCTTGATAAAGAAAAAGTCTACCAACAGTTTGTTATTTACCATAAAAAGATGCTTGAAGCTAAAGAAAAAAATGAAGAACTACCAAGAGTACCAGAGTCTATTGGTAAGGCTATTCTTCTAATTTGCACCAATCTAGGTAAACTATGGAAGTTTCGTGGATATACTTATAACGAAGATATGATTGGTTATGCCATAGAACAATGTATCAGATATGTAAATAACTTTGACCCGAACAAATCTAAAGAACCATTTAGTTACTTTACTCAGATTGCCATCTATGCCTTTATTCGGTATATTCAAAAAGAAAAGAAGCAAAGATATATCCAAGTTGAGTGTATGAAGGATAACGAATTCTTATCCGGTCTAGTAACCATATCAGACCACGATGACTATAAAAAGATAAACCTTGATTGTGTTGAGTTTATCAAGAATTATATTGAGACTAATGATAAAAAAGAGGTATCCAATGAAGATAGCAGTTCTAACTGATACTCACTTTGGTGTTAAAAATGACGACCAGGGTATGCTAGATTATTTTGATAAGTTCTATACGGTCTTCTTTGATTACTTAGAAAAGAATAATATCAAGCAAGTAATACACTGCGGGGACTTTTTTGATAAACGTAAGAATATAAACTTTCTAACATTAAATAAAACAAAGACCATATTCCTTGATAAGTTAGAAAAGCACGGAATTACTATGGATATCATTGAGGGTAACCACGATATCTATTTTAAGAATACCAATGTGGTATCAAGCCTAAAAGAAATCTTGGATCTATATAAGAACATTAATGTAATAGATAAACCTATCACAAAAGAGTTTGATGACCTACCAGTAGACTTTATTCCTTGGATTATAAACGAACAGAATGCTATTGATTTTATTCAACAATCTAAATCCAAGATTGTATTCGGGCACTTTGAGTTAAAAGGATATGAATACAGTCCAGGAGTAAAATCCGAAATTGGTATGTCAGATACTATTCTTACCAAATACGGACAGATCTATTCTGGACATTATCATTTACACGGAAAGAATTATATTGGATCCCCTTATGAGATTACTTGGTCTGATTATCAAACCAAAAAAGGATTCTATGTCTTTGATACTAAAACAGAAAATGCAGAATTTGTAGAGAATAAGCATAGATTATTCTGTAAGATCTTTTACGAAGAAGGTATGGAACCAGTATCAGTAAAGAATAAGATTGTTAAAGTTTATGCCAAGTTTGAACGTGACCAATTACAGTTTGATAAATGGTTAGTTGATGTAAATAATGAAAATCCGTTGGAACTTACGGTTATAGAATCCGATGCAGATAATTCTTTAGAAAAAGTTGAAATAAATGTTGACAATGTAGATACTTTACAATATATCAAAGAAGTAATAGATGCAAGTGAAACGGTTTTGGATAAAATCGTTATAAAGAAATTAGTAACTAACATATACCAAGAAGCGGAGACAATCTAAAATGAAAACTATTTTTGTACAAAAGTTAATGATTGAAGGTTATAAAGAAAAAGAACATCAACCAAATCTAAACGTAACCATCAATAGTGAAACTGGTATAACTATTTCAAACCAGAATATCAACTGGGCATATTCTTGCTTTATTCCATTACTTGATATTCGTGATGACGATGCAACCAAACTAATTATTGATACAGTTAGAAAATTGGACGCTGCTATTGCTCCAGCAAAAGAAGAACCAAAAGATGATAGTATTTAAGAAGGTAACGGTTAAGAACTTCTTCTCGGTAGGTAATCGGCCTATTGAAATAAGTTTGAATACACACAGAAAGACTTTAGTATCTGGTAGTAACGGCTGCGGTAAGTCTGCTATTATTCTAGATGCTATAAACTTTGCTCTATTCAATAAGCCTTATAAGTCAGTTAATAAATCTCAAATTATTAATTCAATCAATCAAAAGGACTGTTTGGTAGAACTTGAGTTTACTGTAAATAATGTAGAATATACTATTCGTAGAGGTATTAAACCAACCGTATTTGATATTATAGTAAATGGACAAGAACTAGACAAAGAATCCCACAATCGGGACTTTCAGAACTATCTTGAAACTAATGTGCTTAGACTTAATGAAAAGTCTTTCCAGCAGTTAGTAGTTCTAGGATCCGGCAACTATATTCCATTTATGAGATTACCACTGGCACACCGTAGAGAGATTATTGAAGATATCCTTGATTTATCAATCTTTTCTAAAATGAAAGAAGTACTTAAAGAAAAGATATCTACCAATAAGACACAAGTTCTAGACTCACAAGCAACCAACAATCAATTAAATGATAAAAAGAAACTTATAGAAAACTTTATTAAATCACTGGAAGTTACTAAAGATAAGAATACTTCTGAGTTAAAAGATAAGATAAAAACCATAGAAGAAACCATTTCTAAGAATCTAATACAAATTGACAGTCTAAAGACCAAATTAAAACCATTACCAGAACCAAAAGAAGGGTTATCTGATAGGATCGGAGTTCTTGATAGGGAATTATCAACACTAGAATATAAACTGAAGACCACGGACAAGAACCAGCAATTCTTTATGAACAATGAAAAATGCAATACTTGCGGACAAGATATTAAGGATCGGACTAGTATTATTGCCAATTATAAGATTGAAATTGATGAGTTAACTGTTTCAATTAACACATTAAAGAACGAAAAAGAAGGTCTTTTAGAAAAAAGACGGGCAGGGGAACTGGTTGAAAGAGAAAACAGTAAAGTAGAAAATGACATTGCAGCCTATGAAAACGAGATAAATTATCAAAATAGATTAAAACTCCAGTTAGACGTTGAGTTATCAAAACCAAACAATAATGATAAGTTGTTGAAAGAAAACAAAAATGACTTGGAAAAAGTAAAAGAAGAACTTAAAGAACAAGAAAAAGTGCTGAATAAGTTAGTCTTGCAGAAGAAGTATCTTGATTATGTAAATAGTTTGGTTAGTGACTCTGGGGTAAAAAATCAACTTGTTAAAAAGTATATACCAATAATTAATAAATTGATGAATGAGTACTTGACAAAGTTTGGATTATCGGTTAACTTTACTCTTGATGAAAACTTTGAGGAAAAGATTAAGTCAAGGTATCGTGATATTTTTAGTTACGAGAACTTTTCAGAGGGACAGAAAGCTAGAATTGATTTAAGTTTAATGTTTACCTGGAGAGAGATTGCTAAAAATCGCAATACTCAGAATACCAATTTATTGATTATGGACGAAGTTTTTGATGGTAGTTTAGATGCAAATGCTACAACGGAACTAATAAATATAGTTGACAAATTGGAAAATACTAATACAATAATAATTACGCACAAAGATAGTTCTGCTTTTGATAACTTTGAAAGAGCTATTGAAGTACAGTTAGTAAATGGTTTTACCAACATAAAGTGAGAAAGAGATATAATATGTTAAACAAATACGGCTTTTTTGAGAAAAATGAGTATCTGCTAAACTCAAAAATCAACATTACCTTTGATGAATTGTTAAAGTTAAATGATGATGAGTTTAGACAATGGACTATTGATGTACGTAAAGAGATAGTTTATGCCTGGGATAAATTAGATTTGCCACCAACATTAGCTTACACCGAAAATGAAGTTGTTGAGTTATTAAATGAAGTTAGTGGTATCGATGTTTATCAATTTGAAACAGTTGATGAGTTAACTGGTGAAAAGGACGTATTTAAAAATACTAAGGCACACAGTTATGGAATCAACCAATGGTTTCTTAATAGATTAAAAACTAAAATGAATGATTCACATAAACTAGATGGTGAATCAGTATACCAATTATTCTCAGAAGAAAGCAATCTAGAACGTATGATCAATTACTTCAAAAGTATTATACGTAATGACGGCTTGTATAATTGGTCTGTAAACATAAAAGAAGGTGCTGTATTTACAACTGCAAAAACTGCTACTGATTGGGTAAATGAATTTGAAGCACGTGAATATTGGACTGAAAAGAAAAAGGGATACTGGTTTCAACCGATTACAACTAACAAAAATGAAGGTTTTCTAACCATCACTAGAGAAGAAATTGGTAAATTAAATGTTCCAGAAAGAACAAAACGTATAGTAAGTGCTGAATATGATACTTATTATATTCGTTATTATGATGCCGAAGCAAGAATATTCCCTAGTGGTTTTAGATTCTTTAGAGTTGGTCCAATTAGAGTTCCAACAAATTATCCACCTGTAAGCGCAAAATACCTATACGAAAAGTTTACTGAATCATTCAAAGACCAAGAAGTTATTAATATCTACGATCCAAGTGCTGGTTGGGGTGGTCGTATCGCAGGTGCTATGAGTGTTAAAAATGATAGAAAAGTGCACTATATTGGTAATGATCCTAATCCAGATAATGTTATTACAACAGAACCATTGTATACTAAGTATCATCAGATAGCAGATTTTATCAATACGAGAACAACCAAGGCAAATCCGTTCTTTGCGATTCAAAATACTTATGAGATATTTACAATGGGGTCTGAAGAAATTCATAAATCAGAACGGTTTCAAAAATATAAAGGTCAAATTGATTTAATCTTTACAAGTCCACCATATTTTGCTAAGGAAGCTTATAGTGAATGCGAAACACAAGCACATAAGAAATTCCCAGAATATAATGCTTGGGTTGAAGGTTTTCTGAAACCTACTTTGACAACTTGTTATGAGTGGTTGCGCCCGAATAGATACCTATTGTGGAATATTGCAGCGGTTACCTTTGATGGTAAGTATTTGCCACTTGAAGAAGATACTGTTAGAATACTTAATGAATTAGGTATGGAATATAAAGGTAAGATTAAAACAGCTATGACACAAAAACCAACTGGTAGTGGTGTTGATAAAGAAACTGGTTTACCAACATATAAAAATCATTGCAAGTTAGATGGTAAGTTCTATAAGTATGAGCCAGTATTTGTGTTCTATAAGAAGGGGTAAATTATGACATTAAAACAACGTGTTAATAGAATACTTTTTAATGAAGAGTTAAAAAAACTAGAATATGATAGTATCTACGGTTGTTATGTATTGCTTGACATTATATATAATAGTGACCATCTAAGTATAGTAGCTAATACAAGATCTATCTTTAATATAACCTTAGAACACACAACTAAGTTATCAAGAAAGTTTGGTATTGACGATTATTATACTATTCTATACTGTATCTATTCATTTACAGATAATTCTTCTATCACATTGGTAGAGGATACGGGGTTAAAAAATAAAAGTACTGGCACTTATACCAAAGAGGAAGTGATTAAAGAAATACAAACTTTATTTGACAGTATTCAAAGGGGTTGTGTAAAAGTATCAGAACTTAATTCTGCTTATAATAAGTGTGAAGCTTATTTTTTAAGAACGCACAATCCATTTTATAGCAATATCATAAATAATGTTATAAAAGTGCTTTACAAAAGGGTTAACGAGTAGTATATACTCATTAAGAAACGGATAGTGATATCCAATTTGTTATAACAAAGAACGGAGAGAAACGTGAAACTAACAGAAAAAACACTAACAATTCTAAAAAACTACAGTCAAATCAATACTGGTATTAGAATTGAAGCTAACACTAAACTATTGGAAACTAAAAACAAAGAAAGCAATATCATCTCTTATGCTGCTATTGACGATGTATTTCCAAACAAGGTAGTTCTTTATGATTTACCATTGTTTTTAAGTATTCTATCGAGTTGCAAAGCACCAGACATTACTTTTAATGAAAATCATTTATTGGTGACCGATGGTAAAGCTAACATTAAAATTGGTTATTGTGCTGAAGCATCTATTGTATATGCAACAAAGAAAATCAACGAACCTGCTTATGAAGTTAACTTTAATTTATCCAAAGAACAACTTGGTGATATTCTAAAATTCGCTGGTATCCTTGGCTTACCACATATTTTAATTACTAATGAAAATGGTAAAGTTGTATTAAAAATTGTTGACAAAGCAACGGATTCTACCAATAACTACTCATTAGAAGTTGGTGAATATACACAAGGGGTTGATTTCAAATTCTATGTAAAAGTAGAATTATTAAAACTTATCCCAGATTCTTATTCTGTATCAATCTCAAAAGCTGGTTTGTTAAAACTTAACAACTCAACTTCAACTCAACAATACTTTATTGGTATTGAACAAAACGGATCTTCATACGGTAAAGAATAGTATTATATAGTATTCGGGGTAGAATAACTCTACCCCGGTGTCTTATAGGGAAGAGGTTATATTATGTTAATTGAAAATAAGGTCTGGACTGAAAAGTATAGACCAAAAAATGTGAACGATTGTATTTTACCTTTGAATATCAAACAGATATTCCAAAGTTATGTAGATAAAAATGATATCCCGCACTTATTATTGAGTGGTGGCGCTGGTTGTGGTAAGACCACTATTGCCAGAGCATTATGCGACCAACTTGATTTTGAATATATTTTTATCAATGGATCTGAAGAACGTGGTATTGATGTTATTAGAAACACATTAAGACAATTTTGCTCCACGGTATCCTTTGATGGTAGAAGAAAAGCAGTTATTATAGATGAGTCGGATAACTTGACTTCAACTACTCAATCTGCTATGCGTGCTTTTATTGACGAATTCGCGAATACTTGTAGATTTATCTTTACTTGTAATTATAAAAACAGAATTATTGAGCCATTACAATCAAGACTTTCTTCTGTAGACTTTATCTTTATACAAGATGAACAAAAGAAGTTAAAGGTTGAATTGGTAAAACGGCTAGAGACCATATTAAAAGATGAACAAGTTGAATATGAAATCCCGGCACTTGTTGAACTTATTAAAAAGTATTATCCAGACAATAGAAGAATTCTAAACGAACTTCAAAAATATGCTAAGTTTGGTAGAATAGATTCGGGTATTCTAACCAGTACTAATAGCACCAAAATTGATGAAATCATTGATTTATTAAGGAAAAAGAATTATACAGAACTTCGCAAATGGACAGCATCCAATTTATCTGATGTTGGTATCATTTTAAGACAGATTTACGATTCTGCTTATGAAACCGTAGATAGAAGTTCTATACCAGCACTTGGGTTACTTATAAACGAATATCAATATAAGTCTTCGTTTGTGGCTGACCAAGAAATAAACTTAATGGCTTTCTTTACAGAAGTGATGACAGGTATTAAGTTTAAAGAAGTAAATTAGTAATAACAACAAAAAAGGAAATAAAGATGTCTAACAATAAAGTTGATTTAGTAGAAGTAGAAACAACAAATCCAGTAAAAGAGTTTATTCTTGGTTTGTTATTAAGACCTTTCGTTAAGAAAGAACAATTCGTATTTCGTGGTTATGATAGGGTATATATCTTAGAAACTAAAGAAGTTGTACCTGCTAAAAAAGCACCAAAGAAAGTAGCAAAAAAGGCTAAAAAATAATGCTCCGTCTAAAGCTTAAATTGATTGACATATTAGTTAAATTGATTGTAAGACTAGAAGGACGAAACGAAGATGGTTTTATAATTGCTTTGACCAATGGCAATTTCTGGTTTGAGCCAGTTGGTAAAACCGATTGCTCATATAGACTGGATACAGTTATAAAAGATGCCAAGGTAAATAAGTTAGATATAACCAAAGTATCTAAAAAGAAACAGATTGCGTATATTTCTTTGATTGGGAGATAAGTGATGGATTATGAAGAACCAGTAGATAACGATTTAGATTCTATGCACGACACCGTTCTAAGGTATCTAGGGGAAGATGGTGAGTTAGCAATATTCTGTAGAGGAATAAAAGATGTGTCTACTGGTTCTATAATCATTTCACGGGGAGTACAGAATCCAGTAAGAATAATTATTGATTATGATAGCAAAACTAAGATAATTGATAAACTAACAATCAAAGAAAAACGCAGATTTGGTTATAAGACTTTACAAAAGTGGTCTAAACTGTTATTTGGTGTAGAAAGATATGAGAGGGATAATGCTCGTCTTTTTTCAAAAATGGTACACTGAAACAAAAGAAAAGGTAAGAAAAATGGTAGAAGAGAAAGATAAGAAAAAGTATATTCGTGTAGAAGACAAGTATACTGATGTTAAAGGTATTGATAGTAGTGTTTATAAAATGTGTATTTCATTGATGGATTTGCGTTGCTTTCCTGGTATGAAAATTGGTGATGATAGATTCTTTAAGTTGGCAAATACATTAGATTATATTAAAAACTTGAAAGGTTAATAATATGGCTGGAAATGAACTCTTTAGTATGATTAATAGTCTAACCTATAAGAAGGCTTATAATTTTGAAGAGAAAGATTATAACCCATTTATGGTAAATAGATTTATGAGTTTCTTTCCAGATACTATCATCTATGCCAATGAAATGAACATTTGTTGGCAGTTACCAAAAAAGATCCAGTATGACTTTTATTTCAACATTGTAAGAAGTCGTTTTCGCAGTAGTGAGTGGTTTAAGACAGACAAAAAAGAAGCTCATATAAATAATATAACAAGATACTTCAATGTAAATATAAACAGAGCAAGAGAGATGCTAACTTTCTTATCTGAGGAAGACTTGAAGGAACTTAATGATTTTTATAATGTAGGAATATCTGATAATGTTTGTAGAAAACGACGAAATAGTAATGTGGACACCAGAGATGATGGTGGAAGTGGAACTGAGTGATGAAGAGTGCTTTCTTAAAGTACGTGAAACTCTAACACGTATTGGTATAGCTTCAAAGGCAGAAAAGGTATTAACTCAATCTTGCCACATATTACACAAAAAAGTAAATGAAAAAAGTAAGTATTTTATTGTACATTTCAAAGAGTTATTTACTCTCTTGGACAAAAAGGAATGTACACTTACCCACAATGATTTAATAAGACGCGATGGTGTTATTAAGTTATTAGCTGAGTGGGGTCTAATCAGTATTATTCCTAGTGAAAATTATACATTAAAAGAAACCGAAGGTGCCCGTGGTATTAAGATAATACCATACAACGAAAAGGCAAACTGGAAGTTAGTGTCAAAATATGAACTAGGAAAAAAATAGAATGAGTATCATTAAAGAACAAGTATTAGAAAATATCAAGTTATTAAGTCCAGAAGGTTCTACTATTACAGAAGAATCTACATTGGAATCTTTGTCTTTTGATAGTTTAGATATGGTTGAAATGACTATGAAACTAGAAGACCAATTCGGAATTATTATACCAGACGCAGAACTTGAACATATTACAACGGTCAAAGATGTTATTAGTTTAGTTGAACAATTAAAAGTTAACTAAATTATACTGGTTGTCGCAATTATACAGAAAAAGAGATGCTATGCCAAATAATCAAGAGAATACACGACAACCAGTAATCTTTACGGCAAAATACCCCCATATACAAAGACGTTTATTCAGATCTATCTATCCATTACTTATCAAACGGACTTATGGTCCTATCTCATTGAAAACATTAAAAAAGATATTAAAAGAAAATATCCAACACACTCTAAAACGTGTAGATGTCTTTCTAATAAAAGATAAGACCTGTGAGAAGCAAAGATTTAATCTATCCGGTCAGTATGAGCCAGAAGAGAACTTTATCGCATTGAATATACATCATAATCCAATGGATAAGGCTATTCTTTTTGATATAGATGGAATAGAGTACTTTATAAACGAATTGATACTGGTACTAGGACACGAAATGGTCCACCGTAGGCAAAGTAGAAAACTGTATAATAACTGGGTATGTGATATCTTTCATACTAGATCCGAGAATAAAAGATACTATTCGGAGTTATGTGAGATAGAAGCTTATGGGTTTAGTGTAGCAAGTGAATTGATGTTATTTTGCAAAGATATTAGTAAGGCAACGGAACTATTAAAAAGACCTGAGAAGATAACAAAAAAACATAGCTACTTTTTTCATAGATACAAATCCATCTTTGGTATTAATAGTCTACAAGTAGAACTATTGATAAGATCCACAAAGCATTTTCTTAGTCAGTATAAATAAGTATATAAGATTTTAATATATAAAGGAGTCTAAAATGACAAAAACATTTAATCAACTACAACACGAGCTTATTCAAGAGAGTTTCGGTGAAGTGGTTGGTAATCAATTACCACCAGCTATTGCTGATGAACTACACAAGTTCTTTGGTCAAATTAGTGGTTCGTTCCAAAGCTGCCCTACAAAGCTATCTGAAAAATTAGGTTACCGTTTAGGATTCTTTGGTTTAGAATTCACCGAACCATTTCCAGAAGCACAAAAAGATGAATATGATTTTACTGCAAACTTACAATGGGTTGCTTCTAAATTACCAATTAAAGATGCTAAAGTCCATATAAAGATGCAAAAAGTACAAGGTCAACAAGTAGATCTTCGTAAAGATGGTGCTAAGTTAGATTATAACGTGGTAGTAGAACTTATAGAATCTTAGGATAAAATGTTTGAAGTTCTTAGTAATGAAACTTGTACTTATTATGCTATCAAGCATTATGATTTTAGTGTAGGTATCTGCCGTAGGAATAATGTCAATAGTGATATTAATATCCCACAGTATCTAAACAAGTTATTTTATCGTTATAAGAACAATGGTGACTTAAGAGAAAGACTTATTCTTAATCATATAACTGTCTTTTTCAATGTATTTACGGATGATGTAGTTCCTATTAGGTTATTGTTTTTTAAGGTATTACCAGAGTATTATTATCTGTTAAAGACCTTTTTAGTATATTTGGATAGGTGTCCAGAAGTTGTTTATGGTGTACCGGACAATCTCAATATAAGAGATATACCGGTTGATGATGTTGTAATGAAAGTTCTAGAGAGATTATAAGATGAGTGACTTATATAATTTGTTTAAGAATATCAATGGATCTTGGAAGAAGATACCTGCTTATAAAGCTGGTATCATAAACGAAAATGGTAGAATGCTAAAAAGCAATCTAACCGAAACCGAGAAGACATACTTTAGTCGTGTAGACCAATGTATAATTAAACTTAAGTATTTGATAGAACATAAAGAATTCAATCTTAATACCTTTCATTATTATGCTCCATACTTATACATTATTGCAGAAAACACCAAACAGAAACCTAATGAAGTAGAACGTATTTTTCTAACTGCTCTCGGGAAGCAATATATCTCAGTTTGTCTAGAACATAAGAAAGCACCTGAGACAGTTAGTGCCGGAACTTATCTATATAATAATAAAACCATAAAGATCTATGAAGATATTACTTCACGTGCGTATATACTAAATGAACAGATTTATAAATACAGTGGTAAAGTATTTACGAAGAAGCATCTTACCGCAATAGATGAGAAATTAGAAATGAAGAAATTTGACGAATTTTTGAACGAAAACAAGAAGTTACTTGAAGATACTACCACAAGCAATGTTGATATAGTGGACAATCGGTTAACTGGTAATGTAGTAAAGAGAAGCAAGTTCGCTAATGCGGATGTTTTTGAAGTACCGCACGATATCTATCAAAAGTGTATGCACGGAAAAGAAAAGAATAAGTGGTATAGGACTTTTGTTGGTGCTTCCAAGTTAGGCAAGGCTATTCACGAGTTTGCTACAAGCAATCCAAGAAAGCCAATCATATTGAAAAACTCAGCTACCGGATCTATGGTATATTTAAGGAAGTAACTGATGTCAGAAGATATTCAAGTAAAACTGGGGGTCTTTGCAGAAAAGGTCCAAAACCTTGAAAAGAATTTAGATCGGATTATAGAATCCGAAAAGACTTGTGGAGATAACTTTCGTAATGAAATAAGGGAAGTCAGAAAAGAAGTAAGCGGTATATGTGCTTACGTTGAGAATTTGCTTAAAGATTATGTTAATAAAGAAGAGTTCGCTCCAGTAAAATTGGCAGTATTCGGGTTTATCGGTTTAGTATTAGTTACTGTAGTTGGTGCGGTACTTTCGTTGATAATAAGGTAGAAATATGAACATTTGTAATAAGTTAAAAGGATGTATCACGCATATTTTGATTTGGGTATCTTTAGTCTGGATCTATAGTATGACGATAGCGTTCTTTTACTTCTTCTTTTTTGATACTTCACCGGTCGCTAAAGTGCTGGTGGAATCTAGAAAAGACTCCTATACATTAGAAGAGCCAGTAAGAATTGCCTATAATGTAGAAGAGTACCGTAAATGCCGCTTTGGTAGAATTGTGCACTTAATCAGTGGACAAGATGTACTAAACATTACAGATAATGTTGGTATAAATATCAATAATGCTACTAGTGGATTTACTGTTGTTGGTAATAAAAAGAACTTTGAGATAGTGGTTCCGGTTAGACTGGGAGAAGGTACTTGGTATTATACTGGTGAGATTGATTATTATTGCAATCCAATTAGACCAGTGCAAGTAAAGAGTAGCAACACTTCAAAGTTTGAAATTGTAAAAGGAAGATAATATGCTGGGTATTATACTTAGTTTACTAAAGAAGCCAAAGTTTATGGCTTTTTTTGCGATTGTAGCCTGTGCTGGATTGGTATATGGTTATTATGTATGGTCACAAGGTAAGATTACATCATTAAAAGAAGATATCACAAAATTAGAATCTACCGTAAATTATCAGAATAAAGTGATAGCTGGTTTAGAAAGAGATATGGCTGATATAAGAACAGCTAATGACCATCTCAATCAATTAAATCAAGATGCAGCTGCTTCGTTGGAAGCTTTGCGTAAGAAATTCAACGAACACGACTGGGCAACGATGGTAGCATCTAAACCTGGTTTGGTTGCCACAATACTAAATGAAGCTGAAAAGCAAAGAATTCGTTGCATAGAATTAGCAACTGGTGCAAAATTAACAGAGGACGAGAAAAATGGTAAAGTTATCAATAAAGTTTGCCCTAGTTACTTTAAGTAGTATCATACTATCTTCTTGTGCTTCTACTGGCACCGAATGCGTAGCTAGACAACCATTAAACATAAAGGATCCTGCTCCATTATCATTGGAATACTTTCCGATGGTTATAGTTACTGAAAAGAACCAAGCAGACACTTTCAAAGAATTAAAGAAGACTGTAAAGGATCCTGCTATTATTGGTATGAGTCCAAAGAGTTATGAGACTCTAACAATCAATGCCGAGAAGTTGCAATCCCGTTTAAGATTACAATATCAGATTATACAAGAATATAAGAACTATTACGAACAACAAAAGGACAAGTAAGATGCCATCAACAAGTTGTGCTCAAGCAAAATTAATGGCTGCAGCTGCTCATAATCCAGACATTGCTAAGAAAAGAGGTATTCCTCAAGACGTGGCAAAAGACTTCAATAAAGCAGATGCTGCTAGTGGATACCTTAAAAAGTGCTCAGAGATGAATACTTTCAAAGAATTCCTTGCAAGAGAAAAATATAAAAAGTAATTGACTTTCTAAATTAGATATATTATAGCAACTTAATTAGAAGGAGATTGCTATATGTTAACCGATTTAAAGTATATTGGCATAGTATCTACAAGACTATCCAATTTCAAGAGAAAAGAATCTTATCTGTGGAACTTCAGATGTCCAATATGCGGGGATTCTCAATCATCTAAACTAAAAACACGTGGTTACTTTTATCGGGTAAAAGACAAAATAAACTATAAATGCCACAACTGCTCGGCATCTATGGGTCTAGTAACCTTTCTAAAACAAGTTGCACCGGATCTGGTACAACAATACTATTATGACAAATTCAAAAATAACAATGACTTAAGCTGGAAGACTGCTACAGAAGAACCAGTTATTCCTAAAGAGGAAGATGTCAAAACTGTAGACTTTCACGAACTCTATAAAGTATCAGAATTAAAATCAGAACATAAAGCCAAAGAATATCTATCCAAAAGAAAAATACCAGTGGATTGGTATGAAAGATTATACTATGTAACCGATTTTCGTAGATGGGTCAATACTATTATTCCGGGTAAGTTTACCACCTTTAATGACAATGAAGAAAGAATAGTTATCCCTTGCCGAGACGAGAAGAATAGAATCGTTGGATTTGCTGGTCGGTCATTGAATAAAGTAGATGAAAGATTTAAGTATATAACTATCTCATTGAATTCTGAAAGAAAGATGGTTTTTGGTCTGGATAGAATAGATTTTACAAAGAGAATATATGTAGTAGAAGGACAGTTTGATTCTATGTTTATACCAAATTGCTTATCTGCACAAGGTGCTTCTGGTATTTTTGATATTGTAGAACAACTACATAGTGATGGACTTGATGTTGTTGCGATATTGGATAACGAACCGAGGAACAAAGAAGTACTCAAAATCTATGAAAAAATAATTAAAAATAATTTTAATATAGTAATCTGGCAATCCAAGGACAATTTTAAGGATATCAATGACTTAATACTATCTGGGTATTCTGCTGAAGATGTGCTAGAACTTATAAATACTTCTACATTTAGTAGTATGAATGCTACGCTAAAGTTTAATAGTTTCAAAAAAATAAACCTATAATCTATAAGAGGAATTCCAATGCAATCTTATCAAGTTGAGTTGTTGCCTTCTTTTGATATGCAGTTAAAGATGGTAGAATCCAAAGTACAAGATTATATAATTTCAAGCCAAAAGTTAATAGAAGAACTAAAAAATCAAAAGGAGAATGATTAAGTGTCTGAATTAGTTGAGAAATACCTTAAAAGAAAAGACTGGCAGGTTAAAGAAAACTCTAATATGGGTTATTCATTACAAGGTCTTAATAACTATCTATCTTCTGAAGACTCAAAAAGATACTGGTTAGATAAAGTATATACAGATAGAATAAAGAAAGCTTATGACAATGGAGAAATGCATATCCACGACTTAGGACTTTTAAGCTGCTATTGTATGGGATGGAATCTATATGATATTCTATCTTGTGGATTTACTGGTGTATCTTATAAAGTATGTGCAAAACCACCAAAACACTTTAGTTCTGCATTAGGACAAATAGTAGCTTTTATCTTTACTTTACAGGGGGAAGCTTCTGGTGCTCAAGCACTAAGTAACTTTGATACTTATCTAGCTCCATATATCAGAGCAGATAATTTGTCTTATAAACAAGTAAGACAAGAACTACAGAACTTCGTTTATCAGATGAATATGAGCACTCGTGTTGGATTTCAAACACCTTTCTTCAATATCACACTGGATCTGACGGTACCTAATTCTATGAAAACCGAGCAAGTTATAATCGGTGGGGAATTCTTAGAAGATACCTATGCTGATTACCAAGAAGAAATGAATACATTTAATAAGGCACTTTTTGATGTATTGTCAGAAGGAGATGCCAATGGTAGAGTATTTACTTTCCCTATACCAACTATCAACATAACCAAGGATTTTGACTGGAACAATCCAGTATTGGAAGATCTATGGAGAATTACTGCCAAGTACGGTATACCTTACTTTGCTAATTATATCAATTCTTCTGTATCTGCAGACGATGCTTTAAGTATGTGCTGCCGGCTCCGGCTTGACCTTACTAAGTTAAATCACTCCAACGGTGGTTTATTCGGTGCAAAACCATTGACCGGATCCATTGGTGTAGTAACTATTAATCTACCAAGGATTGGTTATAAAGCCGAGAACAAAGAACAATTATTTACTATGCTAGCAGAAGTAATGGATACTGCAAAAGAAAGTTTAGAACTAAAACGTAAAGTAATTGAAGAGTTAGCTGATAACGGGTTATACCCGTATAGTCAATTTTATCTACGGAACATTAAGAAAAAGTCTGGTTTTTACTTTGCTAATCACTTTTCAACTATCGGATTGGTTGGTATGAACGAATGCTTACTTAACTTTTTACCTAGCAGATCTGATATTACAACCGAAGAGGGAAAGAAACTAGCATTAGAGATTCTTGCCTTTATGCGTAATAAGTGCTTAGAATTTCAAGAAGAAACTGGAACCAATTACAATCTTGAAGCAACTCCTGCCGAGTCAACTTCATATAGATTAGCCAATAAGGATAGAGAATTACCCAATGCACACTTTGCTACTGGTATCAATGATGGAACACAAGACTTGGTTCTATTCTATACTAACTCATCTCAAGTGCCAGTAAACTGTGGTAAAGATATCTATCAGGTTCTAGAAAATCAAAATGAATTACAATCTGCATATACCGGTGGAACGGTGTTGCATACTTTTGTTGGTGAGGAGATTACGGATTGGTCTTCTATACCATCATTTATAAAGTGGTGTTTTACCAAGTACTCCTTGCCATACTTGAGTATTACACCTACATTTTCAATCTGTAGAAACCACGGTTATATAAAAGGTAAAGTAGAAAAATGTCCAGATTGTGGAAAAGATACCGAAGTATATAGTCGTGTAGTTGGTTATTTGACCCCAGTTGCTTCTTGGAACGAAGGCAAAGCAACTGAATTCGTTATGCGGGATACATACAAACTAGAGGTAAACAATGATTAAACAAATACTTATGAATGCTGAATTGCAAGAATCTATTGCTAGAACAATCTTCAATAGAAACGTGTACAGAACGGATCCAACAGAAAAGAACAAAAATGAGTTTGACAATTCATTAAAAGATATGTATGAGATTGCCACAAAAAGAGCTAAAGATCTAAATATCAACTTTAGTTATAAATAAAATTACTAACGGAACGGATCCTAGTGTTATGCTAGGATCCAAAGTGAAACTTACGAGGAGATAATATGAAAATAAAAGAACTACAATTTAATGACGCATCTAGAGAAAGCTTATATAAAGGTATTACAGTTTTATCAGATGCCGTAAAAGCAACACTTGGACCAAAGGGACGTAATGTCGTAATAGAACAGACCTATGGTGCTCCAAGAATTACCAAAGATGGTGTATCTGTTGCAAAAGAAATAGAATTAGAAAATCGTTTTGAAAATCTTGGTGCTCAACTATTAAAATCAGTTGCAAGCAAAACCAATGATATTGCTGGTGACGGAACTACTACTGCTACCGTATTAGGTTATGCTATCATTAAGGAAGGTCTAAAAGCTATTAGTGCTGGTTATAAACCAATGGGTATTAAGAAAGGTATTGAGTCAGCTGTTGCACACGTTAAGGAAGAATTAGAAAAACGTAGTAAGAAAATTAGTTCTAAAGAAGAGATCTCACAAGTAGGAACTATCTCAGCCAATGGTGAAAAAGAAATTGGTGATATTCTTGCCGAGGCTATGAGCAAAGTTGGTGAGTATGGTGTTATTACAGTAGAAGAAGCAAAATCATTAGAAACTGAAATGGAAGTTGTTGAAGGTATGCAATTCAATAAAGGAATGGTATCACCTTACTTTTCTTCTAATGTAGATAAAATGACTTGTGAATTAGATAAACCATATATTCTTGCAACTGATAAAAGAATTGACAGTGTCCAGTGCTTATTACCACTATTAGAAGGTATTATCAAGACCGGCAGACCTCTTATGGTAATCTGCCAAGATATTGATAACTCTGTAATTGGAACATTGGTTCTGAATAAGATTAAGAACGGATTAAAGATCTGTGTAGCAAAGGCACCTAGTTTCGGCGACAATAGAAAAGCTATACTTGAAGATATCGCTATTCTAACTGGTGGAACTATGATTGCTGATGGATCCGGTATGACATTAGAAAAGACCACAGTAGAACAATTAGGACAATGTGATAAGATTAGAGTAGATAAAGAAAACACTGTTATTATTGGTGGTAATGGAACAGAGGTAGAATCTAGATGTAATTTACTCAAAAATCAGATCGCAGAATCCAAGTCCGACTTTGAAAAAGAGAAATTGCAAGAACGCTTAGCAAAACTGTTAGGTGGAGTTGCTATCATTAGAGTTGGTGGTGCTACCGAAGTTGAAGTTAAAGAAAGAAAAGACCGTGTTGACGACGCTTTACACGCAACCAGAGCTGCTGTTGAAGAAGGTATTGTCCCTGGTGGTGGAACTGCTTTATTATATGCATCTGAGAACTTAATACTAGTGATTGAAAACTCAACTGAAGATTTTAGAGTAGGTGTTGATATTGTTAGAAAAGCATTAAAAGAACCATTTAGACAGATTTTAATCAATGCTGGACTAGAGGATACTTATTTACTTAAAGTGCTTTTAGCAAAGAATGATAATGCTTTAGGATATAATGTATCATCAGATAATACGGATATTATTAACCTAGTAGAAAATGGTATTATAGATCCAACCAAAGTTGTAAGAACTGCTTTGGAAAATGCTGCTTCTGTAGCAAGCTTGGTACTAACAACTCAAGTTACTATTATTACTAAACCAAGTGATACACCGGCAGATATAGAAAATATGTCAATATAATTAAAAAAGTTGTTGACAAACTAGAACAAGTATGTTATATATGTTTTTGCAGACAGATACTGCAATCAAATGGTGTGGGGATCCTTTAGACTAACCTAACAGGATCCCCTAAAATTGTGGATGTTTAGTTCAGCCCGGTTAGAACGCACCGCTCATAACGGTGTTGTCGTAAGTTCGAATCTTACAGCATCCACCAAATATAAATATGATTACTGTCGCGGGTTGGAGAAGTAGTTATCTCGTTTGGCTCATAACCAAAAGATCGTCAGCGCACATCTGACACCCGCTACCAATTTTTTATGTGCCCTCTTAGCTCAGTTAGTAGAGCAATGGTTTTGTAAACCATCGGTCGCGAGTGCAAAGCTTGCAGAGGGCTCCATTTTTCTGAAAGCTAGATACTTATGAAAAAGAAAATACTCAAAATCAATCAAGATCTTCTCTACCGTGGTAAATCCAGGATCTATTCTCAACGTGTTATTCCTAATAAGAAGAAAACTATCGTAAAACTAAGCAAAAATGCTATTATTAAATTGTTAAATCAATAAGTTATAAAATAAATTGAAAAAGTATTTGACAAATTAAAGATAGTATATTATAAGGGTAATTATGAGATGCAATGGTGTATCTCAACCAATATAAGAAAGGTTTATATTATGAAAAATAACTTAATGACAAAACGTATGGTAGAGCGTGCTCAATCAATGAGCCCATTAGCAACCAAGAATAAACAAAAGTTTTATGCAACTAAAGATTGTGCAAATCTTTTAGGTATTGCAATTAAAACTTTCTATCAAAAAACTTGGTTAAGAGAATTTACTTTTACCAAAGTTGTCAGAGTTGGTCCTAACAAATCGTATACATTGGCTGATATTAAAAGATTAGCTGCAATGAGATACTAAACTATTAGTCTTCCTAAGAGACGGGTCCGGTATCAAAAGTGCCGGACCTTTTTTTATGTGAAAAAACAATGAAATACTTTAATTTTAGAATAACATACAAAAACGAAACACCAGAGGAAAAAATAGCTTTGCGAAAAGCTGTTAATAATGTCTATAACACTTATCCAATGGAACTTCGTAGTAAAATAGTTAGTCTTGGTTATGTTAATCAAATTATTGATATTGATGGACTTGATGCATTTAGAAAGTTTACGTTCCCCGAAATCAAAAGTGTTATAGAAATCAATCAAATCCCAGCAAATGAAAAAAACTTGTTTGCAAAATCAAAGACTTAATAAAATAATTGAAAATAGTTGTTGACTTATTTTTGAAATAGTGTATATTAATGACTATAAGCAATACAAGGTTGTATTGTAAAACAAAAAACTACGAGGGAGAACCTAAAATGTTATATAGAAAACCTAAAAAAAGTATTAACTGGGAATTTTTGACAGATGCATTTGCAATGATTTCCATTGTTATTATTTTATTATATTGTTTAATTCACTGGTAAGAACAATATGGGGAGGCGTAAAAACCTCCCCAGGAATATAAAGAGGGTAAAATGCGCATTGTTTCGGCACCACTTAATTTAGAAGATTTTTTGAATAAACTTATAGATACACCAACTTATAATATAACTAAGTATCAAACTGTTAGCCGCATACATCTATCTAAAGAAGATTATAATACTATGATGAATAATTTGAATACTGATGTATCAAAGTTTATTACTCATACTGGTGGTATTGATAAAAAGAAAACTGTATTACTAACACGGGTGACCTGCGATTCAAATATAACAGTGTATATTGACCGTGATAATAATAAGTACGCAAGATATGTTGGTGTAGACGAAAAACTATTTTTAAAGCTAACAGAACGTAGATACAGGCGTGAAGTACCTCCTAATCCTGAAAAAACAATCATTAAAATGTGTGACCCTGCAACTTATCATACATTTAAACATATCGTATAACAAGGAACTAAAATGAAAGTATCAGAATTATTAAGGCAATTAAAACAATATCCAGACGACACTGATGTTGCAATATGTGATGGTGAAAACGGTGTTAGTTTCTATGACTTAGGACAATTCTCTTACAATACAATTAATGGAAAAAGGTACTTAACTATATTTCCAGATGAACTTAAACCACGTGATTTTTAATAACATAGAAAAGGAATATATTATGCAACTAATTGAAAAACTTAATAAAAAATTAAATGATACCCTACAATACTGCAACAAATCTGATATTTGCACACCAGGATTAGTAGAAACCAAACTTAATGAGTCCTTAAAAGGGCTATATAATAACTATAATTGGCCTTTTCTAACCAAAACAATAGAAGGTTTTATGAATAGTGTACAACTTACTAATGATGTTGGAACTATTCTATCAGTATCTTGTGGTGGTAGAACACTAACCAAAGTAGACAATGTAGATACCAAAACAAATTATCCACATAACTACACAATTTCAAATGGTTATGTTTATATTGATACTTTTGAAACTAATGAATTACCAATCAGAATTACATATACTAAAAAGCTTACTAGTGCTGCTGACTTTCCAGAGGACTTAGTTGAAGCAGAAACCACTTACAGACTATTTTTACATTTTGATATTGAATCTACTGAAGAATCTAGACAAGCAGAACGACTAAAGATGTATTATAAGACCTGTCTGGTATCGAAGGTAGCTGGAAAGAACGCACACTAGACCACTTTATTTACGATTTCAGTGCGGTGAAATGAGTTTTTGGTGTAACCCTACACAAAAAGGAATATATTATGAAAAAGAAAACATTAAAACGACGTAAAATTGGTCAGGTAAGAATTCTGCCTAATCTTACTTTTATCTTATCACCAAGTACCAGAATAGAGGTATTATATGATAAAGATACTGGCAAGTATTATGTAGGCAATTATGATTTTGCTAGTTGTGATTATTTTTATGATACTCAATTTAGTACAGTAAAAGAACTACGTGAGAAACTGGCAGAAAAGTTAGAAGCTGATTATATGTTAGCTATGGATATTAATTGTGATTTACCTGATTGGAAGATTGAATATACAATGAGAAATATAAAAGTAAAGGTGGATAATGAATAAGATAGATAATTACTTAATTGATATAGCTATATTGATTTTATCACTGTTTATCATTCTTTGCGATACTTGTTTGGCAACTAATATCCTAGCAACTATCGCATTGATTTTGCAACTAATACTAGCAAAGGTTACTAGTTATGACGATCCAGTTGAGCATACATTTGCTAATGGATTAGTTTCTCTTAATCTAAGTTTAGTTGTAGTATGTTTAATTATAATGTTGTTTATATAGAAAGGAATAAGGCTATGATACCGTTTGAAACTTACTTATATTATGTATTGATTAGTGAAAGTGTTATAACTGCGATGCTTGTTTTTGGTTGTATTAATAGTGGTGATTATAAAAAATGTGAGACTCCTAAAGAACTGTTATTGGGTATACTTGCAGCTCATATTATATCATTGTTTTTTTCATTATTACTAATAACACCGGTTTATCTTATAGCATTAGGAGTATCAAAATGAGTATAGAAGAATACAAAAAATATGACGATGTGTTTTATTATAACCAACACACTGGGCATATTTGCCGGGCAACCTTTTTAGGGAAAACAAGAGTAGAAAGAGATAGGTTTCTTCGTTATGAATTTGAATATACTGATATAGCCGACAATCATAGATATAAAGCCGAAGTGACACTTGTAAAAGAATTAGCAGAAAAACTTACTGCTCGTAGGTCAAGAGTATTAGCGGAAAGATTCGGAAATGAAATTATCTCAGCATTAAAAGCACGACTTGCATTAGAAAAACAATCAAATGGAGAATAAACAATGACTGAAATCAAAATAACTGTAGATTTAGGGGATATGGCCAATTTTATATCAGAGGAAGACTTAAAGCAAGGTATTAGAAATCAATTTGCTTGCCAGTTAAAAAAGTTCTTTGAAGATAACTTGGATAAGTATTTATCTAACTATATGTATTATCAAATGCAAAGTATGTGTAATGTCTTTCTGAAGGAACATCCGGATATGAAAGAAAAGATGGAGCAGAATATAATCCAAGCTATTTGCAAGCAGGATTCTTATTTTTTTCATCTATTTTCTGTGCCAGATAAGTATGACAGAGAAGAACGTCCTGGATATGAATTAGCTAAAAAGTTATGTAAAGAACCAGAAACTATTGCACTTGCTAAAGAAAGTTTGAAAAAAGCAATGGAAAAACATTTTGACTCTTGCAATTTAATTACGGAAATGACAGATAGTTTCAAAACAATGCTAGAAAATCTAGCAAGAAAGGAATAAAAGAAAATGACATATTGTGCTTGCAAATGGGTAAAAATAGGTTGTATTCCTGTTAGTACCGTTCCAGATGAATTATTAAACAAGGTAGAAGCAATACGTATCAAAAATGAAGAAATTCATAAAGAAAGAGATGGAGTACTTAAAGAACTTCATAATAAGTTTACTGGACGAATAGTTCTCTATAAAGAAAAAGAATATACAATAAGTGGATTTGATAAGGATACTTACTCAGTTTTATTAATGAGATTTCCTTGGATAGGTACGGATGACCAGCCATTAGAAATAAAGATTGCTGATATGAACAAAGAATTGATTATTACTAATGATACTACAGAGACAAGAAGAGAAAAGGAAAATTAAAATGAATACTATAATTCAAAGAACAAACTTCAGTGGTTCTACTACTAAGGTAGATTATAAGTTGACCTGTTGCGAGTGTCATAAAAAATATAAAAGGACAATGTCTGACTGGTGGCATACTGGTCTTGGTGTTGAGAAAAATAAAGAACTAACTGAAAGATTAGAGCAAAGAGCCAAGAAAGAAGAGGAATGCACTGATTGGATATGTGATAAATGTTTAAGTAAAAAGGCACTTCCAAAAGAAGAACCTGAGACGATTGCCATTGACTATAAATTAAATGAAAGTCTTAAAGAACTCTATGCTAAGGAGCAAGATATTATCAAACAAAAGGAAGAATTATTTAAGGAATTGACGAAAGTATTATATGGACACATAGTTTTTTATAAAGAAAATGAGTATAATATAAATTATATTTCCAAAGATGATTATATTGTTGGTCTATGTAAAATACGTAAACGCTGCTCTTATGATTATGACTTGAACGATTCATTGCGTGTCAATTTATTTGATTTTGAAAAAGAAGCAATTATTACAACTGATACGATACAAGCAAGACGAGAAAGATTGGAGGAGTAAAAGAAAATGAGTGATAGATTTAAGTTTCGTGCTTGGTTTACTGCTTCATATACAACAGATGATGGTGATGAAAAAGAAGTTGGTTTCTATATAGAAAATCTTGCAATAGATGGTTACGGAGTGGTTGTATTTTTCAAAGAATTTGCTAAAGACAAATTATTAAAATTAGGACTAACAGGAGACCAACTTGAAGAGATAATTGATTACTTGGATGATAATTCTATAGGTGATAATTTCGATTATTGCTCATTAGAACCTGATTGTATTGAACAATGCACCGGTCTTAAGGACAAAAATGATAGACTTATTTACGAAGGTGATATTTTACTTGAAAAAGGAATTTATAGACCTATGTGCGGAGAAAATAAAGAAATTAACGAACTGCATCACATTAGATGGGTAGTTAGTCCTAATCATATAAGTGGATTTATATTACCTGAAGCAAATTGCGGCACAGAAAGAACATTTGAAATAATCGGCAATATACACGAAAATCCAGAATTGATAGAGGAAAATTAAAATGAGTGGTGGATATTATGACCGTGCTTGGGAAAAGATAGTGATACTAACTCACGAGATAAAACTATCTGGTGATTGTCATTGTGCAAGTAGAGAATTAAGACAACAATTTTGTGACCACCTATTTTTGGTTGCCAAAGCAGCTAAAGCTATTGAATGGAATGATTCTGGTGATGGTTGTCCACAAGAGGAAGAAGTAATCAAAAGATGTCTAAAAGGAGACTTAAAATGA